ATGCAATTTAATATCCCTACGTTGCTCACACTGTTCCGTGTCATCCTTATCCCATTCTTTGTATTGGTCTTTTATCTGCCTGTCACCTGGTCGCCGTTTGCTGCCGCACTCATTTTTTGCGTCGCGGCGGTGACTGACTGGTTTGATGGTTTTCTGGCCCGGCGCTGGAACCAGAGTACCCGTTTTGGCGCTTTTCTTGATCCGGTAGCGGATAAAGTGCTGGTCGCCATTGCGATGGTGTTGGTAACTGAGCATTACCATAGCTGGTGGGTGACTTTACCGGCGGCAACGATGATTGCCCGTGAAATTATCATTTCTGCACTGCGCGAGTGGATGGCGGAGCTGGGTAAACGCAGTAGCGTGGCTGTCTCCTGGATTGGTAAAGTGAAAACCACGGCGCAAATGGTGGCGTTGGCCTGGCTGTTGTGGCGTCCAAACATTTGGGTTGAGTACGCGGGGATTGCACTTTTCTTCGTGGCTGCAGTACTGACCCTATGGTCAATGTTGCAATATTTGAGCGCTGCACGAGCGGATTTGCTTGATCAGTGATCGTTTCGACGCAAATTTCAGCAAACGATCAAAAGTGGTGAAAAATATCGTTGACTCATCGCGCCAGGTAAGTAGAATGCAACGCATCGAACGGCGGCACTGATTGCCAGACGATAATAAAATCAAGTGATTAACTGATTGCTTGATGAATGCGGGAATAGCTCAGTTGGTAGAGCACGACCTTGCCAAGGTCGGGGTCGCGAGTTCGAGTCTCGTTTCCCGCTCCAGTTTAAAAGACATCGGCTCAGGCGGATGTCTGGCTGAAAAGCCTGAAGAATTTGGCGCGTTAACAAAGCGGTTATGTAGCGGATTGCAAATCCGTCTAGTCCGGTTCGACTCCGGAACGCGCCTCCAATTTTTCCCGAGCCCGGATGGTGGAATCGGTAGACACAAGGGATTTAAAATCCCTCGGCGTTCGCGCTGTGCGGGTTCAAGTCCCGCTCCGGGTACCATGGGGAAGATAAGAATAAAATCAAAGCAATAAGCAGTGTCGTGAAACCACCTTCGGGTGGTTTTTTTGTATTTGTATTTTGTGCAATGGCGGTGGAGTGGCGATGGTGTGGCGATATGCAGAAACAATAGTAGTGCACGTGCTGTTTAAACTCTAAGGATGAAGCCGAATTCTCCTGCAGCTCCTCCGTATTTCGCATAGTGAACTAGGACCTCGGTTAAACAAAAATTTTTCTGGGATTTTTCCACTCGACTTCATTTTTCCTCCCGCCATCCACCAAAAGGTACCTGCGCTAATCTGTCTTTTTTAATCTGACAACATCCTGAGAAAAGGCAAATTCGTCAGATTTACTGTTTTTCTGCTGCCTCGAATGCCGATGTCTGCAGCACTGATAAGAGCTCTATCTCTTTGATATAGATCTTTTTTTTGATGAATTGCACGGCATATTATCGTTATGACACCTTCTTGTTAAAGGTGTTGTACTCCACATCTCGATTTTATGATGTGGGTTATGATTGGTTAGTAATAGAGTGTATCGGTATGCGATGTGGTTTATTAATGGCAATCTGTTTTTGTTTGGTATCTTTTAGTGGGTATGCAGCAACAGGAAAGTCTGATGCTCAGATCAAGAAAGAAATAATTAAAGAATCCATTGAATCGTATCCAGGCAATTGTGCGTGTCCTTATAATCATGCAAGGAATGGTAGTAGATGTGGTAGACGCAGTGCATATAGCCGTACTGGAGGGTATGACGTGGTATGTTATGAGAGTGATGTTACGGATGAAATGATCCGGCAATGGAAGCAGGAGAATGCTGAGTAATCACTTTTAACTGGTTTGTTTTGCGAGCATTATGTGTGTTGTTAACGGTACCTTAGCTAAGTGAGAGCTCCAAAAGAAAACCCGCAGTTTTTACGCTGCGGGTTTTCTTGTTTGTGTCCATGGGATAGGGTGCCACTTCGGCCAGCCTTAGCAACCGATTGACGGGGGATTGCTCCCCCGTCGCGGTTTCCTTACTGCTTACACTGTAAGAACGCCGCAAACTCCGCTCCCCAGAAGCTCATCCGTATTTCACACAGCGAACCGTGCAGCATCCAGATGATGAGGATTACCGTCACGCAGAACGTGATGGCCATAAGCGATTTTTGCGACATAGCGCTTGCTCCTTTTTTGGGGAGGCGCTAACCTATCACTTGCTAAGGTTAGATGGTCAGGGCCTCGGTTAAACAGAAATGTTTTCCGGGGCCTTTCCACATCTGGCCTTCGGGTATTCCCTCCAGCCATCAGCCGAAAGGCACCCGCGCGTAATTTATCGCTTTTTTGTTACTCCGGCAATTCAGCCTGTTAATTCTGAGGTAAGGGCAAACTCATCTGGTTGTTTCCCCTGTGTGAAGCTGGTAGCTCATTCCACGGGATGCCCTCTGAAGAGTGAACGCCGGGGGCGTGTTTCGATGTGAATTTATGGAAAGCCTCCAGTGTTGAGAAGCATACGCCGCATTCCAGGTTGTTACACTGGTAATATTTTTTCCGTACGGTATCTGAATCATTTTCCGAACGACTGGTGCGGATACGGGCAGATGCGCCACAAAGCGGACAACGGAACATGGCAACCCCCTTAACGTAGTGCTGCCGCTATTCTAAGTTGCTCACTCTGTTTCTGCTATCCATTCCGGGATTTTTGCTTCAAGCTCAAGCTGTGTGGTAAAGCCACTGTTATCAATAGAATGCTCAACTTTTGCAATAATCCAGTCCTGATTGTCGATGTCGCTTTTAAAGCCTGCCACCGTGCCATGCATTTCGGGGTAGAGTTCAGCGCGACCACGTGCCAGCGTGATGGAGAATGATGCGGCTCCGCGTTGTAGCTGCTGCCACTTTGCCGCCGCTGCGCGTCTTGCTGCCTGCTCGTTCTGATAAGTCTTGCGTAACACAAACACGTTGCCTTCCGCGCCTGCCATATAGTCGCCTTCCCGGCTGCTGCTTTTCTCCTTTTTCGGTTTGCGGCGTTTCACGCTGACTTTTTTCTTTTTCCCGTAATTAAGATCAAGCCAGTAGGCGCGTACACCTGTATACGCCTCGCGGTCAGCAATGCGAAACTGATGGCGATCGCCGCTGCTGCGTGTGATGGCAAACGATGGCAATGGTTTTCCCTGCGCGTTCACGCCACCACCTGGCATGATGAATAACAGATTACCGCTTTTTACCGTGGTGATTGCGCCCAGCATTTCCGCCATGCGTGTAAGGAAGGACATGTCGCTTTCTTCGGTCTGGTCAGCGTGGTCGATTTCAATATCCATCAGCATTTCGCTGATTTGCGGTTTCAGGCCGTATCGGTGAGCAATTGCAGACACCACGCGTTCAACGGTTACATCATGCCAGGATACTTCGCGCTTGACGTTAAATTCATCCCGAAAATCTGCGCTTCTGGCTGAAATGGTCAGTCTGTCGGGCGGTCCTTCATGAGCAATTTCATCAACAATGTAAGTGCCTTTTTCTGTCAGCGGTTCGCCTTTCCAGCCAATGAGAACCGTCAGGCGAGCGCCCCGTGGCGGCAACTGCAACTGACCATCAGCATCATCCAGCGTGATGGTGAGCTGGTCTGCTTCAAATCCCCGGTTGTCGGTCAGTGACAGGCTCATCAGGCGTTCTGCCACACCGGACAGCGTTTTCCCCTCCGCGAGAATATCAAAATCAGGCATCTTCACGGGGTCAGTACTCTGGTTGAACAGTTGCATGGTGGTGTCAATCATCGGCTCCCTCCCTGTGCAGCATGGTCGCATGTGTGTGCGGGCGGGGTTACTGCTTTTTGTTGTCGCCGGGCGGCAAGAACGGCGCAGGGATGAGATTACGCGCGTGGTGGGTGATGATTGTTGCCGAATCATTTAACGGATACAAGGGGCTAACTATGAGTGAAACTCGCTTTCATGGCGCCCGCGTTACGGAAAGTACCGACCTGGTAACAGCAATTAACGACGTTGATTCCAGCGTTATCGGTATCGTGGCAACGGCGGACGATGCGGACGCGAAGCTGTTCCCGCTGAACAAGCCTGCATTAGTGACCCGCGTCAATGACGTGCTGGGAAAATGCGGGACAACGGGGACGCTGTACCGTGCGCTGAAACCCATTGCAGACCAGGTGAGCACAAAGGTGATCGTCGTTCGCGTGGCTGAACACAAAGAAGAAGACGGAAAAACACAGGATCAACTGGTTATCGGTGGTTCTGAATCCGACGGCAGCTATACGGGGATGTATGCGCTGCTTGTTGCAGAGCAGGATGAAAGCATCGGATACCGTCCGCGTATTCTGGCCGCGCCGGGGCTGGACACGGAGGCGGTGACAAAATCCCTGTGCGTGATTGCAGGTAAACTGCGCGCGTTTGTGTATGCCTCCTGTCATGGCTGTAACACGATGGCTGAAGCCATTGCATACCGTGAAAAATTCAACGAACGCGAGCTGATGCTCCTGTGGCCGGACTTCATCGCTTACAACCCGAAAAGTGGCGAGAATGAGGTTTTCCCCGCGCCAGCCTATGCGTGCGGCCTTCGTGCGTACATTGACCATGAGCAGGGCTGGCACAAATCGCTGTCCAACGTTCCGGTCAAAAATGTGCTGGGGATGTCCAGGCATGTGTTCTGGTCGTTGCAGGCTGCTGACAGCGATGCCAACAGCCTCAACAACAAAGAAATCACAACCATCATTCGCCGCAACGGGTTCCGCTTCTGGGGCAACCGCACACCGGAAACGAATGCCTACATCTTTGAGGTGTATACCCGAACCGCACAGGTGCTGGCTGATTCAATTGCGGAAGCGCAGTTTGAAACCATCGACAGTCCACTGACGCCCGCGAACGTGAAGGACGTCATCAGTGCCATCAGGGCAAAACTGGATTCGCTGGTTACTGCCGGGAAACTGATTGGCGCATCGTGCTGGTATGACATCGTGGATAACAGCACCACAGAATTACGACAGGGGCGCGTGCGTATTCGCTATAAATATACGCCCGTTCCTCCGCTGGAAGATATGGAGCTTTACCAGGCGTTCACTGATGAGTTCTTTGGTCCTGCATTTGCAGTGCTTGGAGGTGCTTAATGGCCGTACCAAAACATCTTCGTTTTTTTACGCTGTTTGTGGATGGTGAAAATGAAGTGGGTAAGGTGACGTCTGTCACCCCGCCTAAACTGACGCGTAAAACCGACAGCTATCGTGGTGGTGGCATGCTGGGAGCGGTGAGTATCGACCTCGGCCTGGACGATTCCGCGCTTGATGCGAGTTTTGTCATGGGTGGCGCCGTTCGTGCGCTGTTCCTTAAATATGGCGGAACAATGGACGGCACGCTGCTGCGTTTTGCGGGTGAATACTACACCGATGCAGAAAGCGACCTGTATGAAATCGAGATGCGCGGGCGTGTGACGGAAATTGATATGGGGGAGGCCAAACAGGGCGAAGCCACGTCACACACTTACGCTGTCAAAAACACCTACTACAAGCTGAGTATTAACGATCGTCCGGTGTGGGAAATTGACCTGGTGAACCACATCTACCGGAAGGATGGCAAGGACATTGTACCCGACCGCATCCGCTCCGCGCTCGGGCTCGGCTGATAAGTAATATGCAGGCGGCGCAGTGCGTCGCCTCTGACTGAAAGGAGTTTTCTGATGAAAGAGACGAAAAATACCGATACTGAAAACGCTGTGGTGGTTGCTGATACTGCGAAAGAAACCAGCGAGCGCGGCGTAAAACTTACCCAGCCAATTGAGCGAGGCGACGAAAAAATCACGTATGTGGAGATCACCGGGGCTATTGAGCAGGCTGGATCCCTGCGTGGTCTGTCGCTGTCTGATGTGCTGAATCTGAAAGCGGAATCCATGTTTACGCTGTTGTCACGCGTGACATCACCGCGACTGGATGAAGTGACGATCAAAAAAATGGCATCCCGTGACTTTATTCAGTTATGTGTGGTTGCCGTAAATTTTTTGAGCGGTGCGGACTCTGGCGGGAAGAACGAACAGGCGACGGAAGCCTGATCACGGTTGTGTGCTTTGAGCACATAGAAGACTTTGTGGCAGATATTGCCGTTATTTTTAACTGGTCGCCCGCCGAAATCTTCATGATGACGCCCGGCGAAGTGGTTAGCTGGCGTGAGCGGGCGGCACTTCGCAGTGGGAATGCAGACGATGAAGACTCTTGACATTCGGGTCGCCTTCAGTGCTGTTGACAGGCTGACCCGGCCAGCCGAAAACGCCCGCCGCCTGATGGGACAGCTTGGTGACTCCATCCAGCGAACGCAGGGGGCGATCAAAAATCTCGAGCGTCAGGCGCGTTCATTTGAGCGCGCCCGCGATGCTGTCAGTAAAGCGGATGCTGGCATCGTGAAAGCACGACGCCAGCTTAACGCCCTTCATCAGTTACAACGCACGGGTACTGTGCTCAGCGAAAAACAACAAAGGCTGATGCAGCATTTAAGCACCCGGCTTGAACGCCTGAATGAATCGCGCACGCGGGAAATTCAGAAAATGCGGGAGCTTGGCGGAGAGCTTAAACGCCACGGTATTTCCCTGACAGGCAGCGATAACACCATCCAGCAGGCCATCAGACGCACCGAACAGTACAACAACCAGCTTGAACGCGAACGACAGGCGCTTGCGCGTGTAACGCGGGCGCGTGAGCAGTATTCACGCGCGCAGGAAACAGCGGGAAAACTGAAAACGGGTGGTGCGCTGGCAACTGGTGCGGCAGCGGCTGGCGGCTATGCTGCCGGGCGTTTTTTGCAGCCCGCTATCGGATTCGGGAAAGAGATGTCCCGTGTGCAGGCGCTGACGCGAATTGACCAGAACAGCCCGCAGTTTAAGGCGCTGCGTGAGCAGGCGCTAAAGCTCGGCTCTGAAACGCAGTTTACTGCGAGTGATGCCGCCAGTGGGCAGGCATTTCTTGCTATGGCTGGCTTCACACCAGAAGCCATTCAGGCTGCGCTTCCCGGCGTGCTGAGCATGGCAACGGCTGGCGGTATGGACCTTGGCGAGACGGCGGATATTGGCTCAAATATCCTGACGCAGTTCGGCCTCTCTGCTGACCAGATGGACCGGGTCGGCGACACACTTACTGCGGCGTTTACCCGTACTAACACCGACCTTCGCGCGCTGGGCGAAACCATGAAATATGCAGGTCCGGTGGCGGGTAAGCTGGGAATATCGCTGGAGCAGGCCGCAGCGATGGCGGGCGTGCTGGCGAATATGGGTATCAGAGGGAGTGATGCCGGGACGGCAATGCGTGCCAGCCTTGCTCGTCTGGCATCACCGCCAAAGGCGGCAGCAGAGGCGCTGAAAGAGCTTGGTGTGGCTGTCTCTGATGCGAACGGCAAAATGCGCCCGATGGAGGATGTGCTGGCCGACCTTTATAAAGCCACCCGCAAATACGGGGAAGTTGACCGGGTATCGTTCTTTAAGGACATAGCCGGAGAAGAGGCCTTCACGTCATTTATGGCCCTCGTTGATGCGGCAGGTGACGGTTCTCTGCCCAAACTGAGAAAAGAACTTGAAGGCGCACGCGGTGAGGCTGAACGCACGGCAAAGGTTATGGCCAATAACCTTGATGGCGACCTGAAATCACTCGGCAGTGCATGGGAGGGGCTGCGTATCCGCATTGCGGATCTGATTGACGGTCCGCTGCGCTCTGTCACGCAGTGGCTCACTCGGGTGGTCTCAAAGGTGACGGAGCTGGCGCAGGCCCATCCGGCACTGACGCGCCAGCTACTGATTGCAGGCGGTGCGCTGCTGGCAATGACTGCAACGGTTGGCTCGTTGTCACTGGCTCTTGGGGTGCTTGCTGGCCCGCTGGCAAAACTGCGTCTTGGTTTTTCCCTCCTGACCGGATCAATGAATGCTGTCAGGGTCCTGCCAGCGCTGTGGGGAATGGTGGCGGGTTCCGTCTCTTTACTGGGAGGCGCTATCGGGGCGTTGTTCAGCCCGGTCGGTCTTATCGTAGCTGCGCTTGCCGGAGCTGCCGTTCTCATCTGGAAATACTGGGACCCAATCAGGGCATTTTTTGCCGGGGTGTTCAGCGGGATTATGGAGCGGCTGGCCCCGTTACGCGAAACCTTTGAACGGTTTGGCCCTGTTTTCGAACTGGTTCGTGATGGCGTGATTCAGGTCTTTAACTGGTTTACATCGCTGCTGTCACCGATGGAATCCAGCAAGGAAACGCTGGATAAATGCACCAGTGCTGGCGAGGTGTTCGGCAACGTTCTTGGCGGTGCGTTACAGCTTGTCCTGACGCCTGCAAAAATGCTGCTGGATACGCTGGCATGGATACTGGAAAAACTTGGCGTCCTTCCAGATGAAGCGGAAAGGGCGAGAAAGAAAATCGAAGACGCGCAGCGTGCGGCCATTCTTCAGGACAAGGTTGCTTTGCTTCAGGGGGACCTGGCAAAAATCAATCCGCCGAAATCTGCGGAAACAGGGACCGGAGGCGATAAGCCTAAAGACAACAAGCCGCTCACGGACAACAACACTGGCACGCTGCGCAGGCTCAGCAAAATTGCAGATAACACAGGCAAGCTGGTTGATGAGACGAAAAAGCGTATCGGCCCCGGTGATATTGTCTTTAAGAACCTGCCCCGTGCGCTTGCTGTTCGTGGGGAGTGGCAGGAGCGAAAGGTTGCGCAGAGCAACAAGGCTCTTCCTGCAATCAATATCACTCCCGCGCCCCCGGCTCCGTTATCTCCGGCGCTGCCCCCTGTTGTTGCAGCAAGCTCCCGTCCGGTCGTGGAGGCCGCACGTGCGCCAGTTGCGCCCGTTTCCGCATCTTCCCGCAGCCGGGAGGCTGCGACCCCCGGATTTGGTGGTGAAATTCATGTCCATCTGCATAACGTTGTTACGCAGAATCCCCGCGAACTGGCGAAACTGGTCGGCGAAATGGTCAGGGCAGAACTGGAGCGGCGTACCCGTGCCGGGCGTGGCAGCTTTTATGATAAAGAGTAAGGAGTCGTGCCATGATGATGATCTACGGCATGTTTGTTTTTGAATTGCGCACATTACCGCATCAGCAGTTACAGCAAAACAAAAGCTGGCGACATGTGAAAAACGAGCGCGTTAACCGTTCAGCAAGCTGGCAGTATATCGGTGCAGGTGATGATCGCATCGTTCTTTCCGGCGTGCTTTATCCTGAGATTACAGGCGGCGAAGTGTCGCTGTCGCTGCTGACCACGCAGGCGTATGCGGGACGCCCGTGGCCTCTGATTGATGGCGTCGGGCAGATTTACGGCATGTATGTTCTGACCGAAACGAGCACGACCCGCTCTGAACTGGATCGCTACGGGAAAGCGAAAAAGATAGAGTTTTCCCTGACCCTTGAACGCTGTGATGAGGATTTGCGGGAACGCCTGCAATCCTCATCGTTCAGCGATATGCTGTCAGGCTTCAAAGATAAGGTGACATCATCCCTTAACAGCGCGACCAGTTCGATTAAAGGGCTGTTCTGAGCTGCTCTGATTTAACGAAAAAACCGCTAATAAATATATTGGCGGTTTTGCTCCTTAAATCACCTTACTTTTACACTAATTCTGGCCACTCTATATCAGGGGCATTTTCTGGCTGAACGCGGTTAAGTAATACCCGATATTTTTTCCATTTTGTCAGACTTAATTTCTCTTCTTCTGTAGCCATATCCAAATCGACAGCATCCTGCAGAGTGGCAATAATTTCACCTGCATATGCAATCTGCTCTTTCTTCCGGGACTCTGCTGCCCTGACAAGCGCATCACGTTCTGCGCTCTCATCGTCCACCCACGCATTCCCGTTCCATTTCTGATAGTTGCCGGTCGGGGAAATTGTTGTTACATCAGATGGTAATGCGCCAAGTTCAGAAATATAAATGGCTGCTCCTGTTTTTGTTTCATAGACAGTCTTTCCGCGATGGTCTTCCATCAGTTCCCATTTCATTTCATCTGCATTGAAAACGGCGGCAAAACCCGCTGGAATATCAGGAGGCGCAATATCTGTGCTGTTTGCAGGCAGACCTGTATGCGGTGGAATATATGCGTCACCTTCTCCAATAAATTCATTTGTACCATCGAGATAATTAAATACGCGAATGGTTTGTGCTTCAGCACTCATTCTGAAAGTCATTTTCACCTCTAATCAGAGAAAGAATTATTGTTTATGTGGGGTATGGGAATGAGCACCAATGGTGATATTCCTTCCGTGGCTGTGTGCGCCAATGGCAATATTACCTACGGATTTTATCGGATTAATCTGATGCATATGTGCCCCCGGGCGAGAACGATTATTAGTCAGCACGTCATCAACCTGATGTTCAGGATTAATGCATACCTGCCCCGACCGTAAGCAATACGTTCGGTAATCGCCAAGTCCAATATATTTAATATCCGCATAACGACAAACAGGAGCACCCGGGCAGTACGCGCATGTATTAAATACTGCCAACTGGCGGGAGTGTGCGTATTCCCAGTTAATTGCTTCTGTTTTTTTATTAAAGTTATCCCATGCCTGCTTCATCTGCCGGGCAACACTTTCAAACGGCACCTGACCACATCCGGCCCCCATTGCAGGGAATACCACCGTCTTTATTTTCCTGTCTGTCGTTGCATTTTTATTGTGCTGAAAGATGGCAAGTAAAGCAGCCCACGTGGCGTTATATACAGCGTCTGTTCCGTCAATGGTCAGCGGAACGCGCATTGTTGGCGCATGTACCAGCCAGGGATGGTTGTTATCCCCCGTTTCAATAACAAATGCAGTGCCTACAGGCTGCTCACCAAGATATTCACGAAGAATATGATTCTGAACACGTGTCTGTAACTGAGTACCAAAGAATGCAGTAATGGCAGTGTCAACGCCGCCATCCATTAGCCCGAAACTGTTTGCCGCACTGACCATGCAGTCAAATTCCGGGATTGCTTCAAATGGTTTTTCTACAACATCCACATTATCTGCATTTGCGAATACCCGCTTAAATGCTTCAGCCATTTCAGGTACTGGTGCTGAAAGAATTAAATTAATCATGCAAGCCTCACAATATAGTTATATGCAATGTTTTTTACGGTGTTTTCCGCATTACCAGTAGCGTTAACCGTGATGGTATGTCCGTGCGCACCCAATGCCACAGTGTGTGCATGGGCACCAATGCCAACCGTGTGATTATGCTGACCAATATCAACAGTATGGGCGTGCGCTCCGGCAGAGCTTGACACCTGGTTGGTTCCTGATACCTGTACGCGTTGTTTACCACCAACAGAGTCACCACCATAGCGACCACCGACAGTGTGCGTATGTGCTCCCGTATTGTTTGTCGTTTTTGTACCGTGGTTAAACGTGCTTACCGTTTTTGTCCCGTAATCAAATGAGCTGGTCGTTTTAGTACCGAGGTCAGTATTTGATGCGCTGGCACTGTGGGTGTGTGACTTAATGCCATCCTGTTCCTGAGACAATACGGCGCGACCACTGGCAGGTTTACCCTTAATTGTCCAGCCACGCATATCAGGAATAACCCCGGACGGATAGGCAACCGCAAGTTTAGGATAAGAGCCTTTATCAAAACTTTGCCCCTGCATAATGGCATAGCCTGTAGGTACTGAATCAGAAGGCCACGGAATTGGAGCCCCCACAGGGTAAAGCTCTGTCGGAGGATGTGCCGATGTGTAAAGCTGATCCCAATCCTCTTCAAAACCATAGCCGTCTCTTGATGAACGGTAGAACAGGCCTCCATTTCTGTAATGCGCCTTCATCTGCAAGGTGCAGCAACTTCCGACTCCGGTATAGAAGTTAACCAGAATATAGCTGTCGCCAGAGCGGGTGACATTGTAAGCGCCTGATTCAGCATTCCAGGGAACGCCCCCATCAGCATCGGCATACGTACCCGTTGCTCTTCTGGCAAAAGCAGCAACATGCGCAGCGGTTAAAGTAATATCTTTGGAACCATCAAACTCAACCCCAGAAACCCGTCTGGGCGTTTGCAGCTTTGTAGCTGTCGATGCGTTACCGTTCAGACTTGCGGACAGTTTGGTTCCAACAGTCAGTTCACCAGTTGCGTTATCAACAGCAAACGCTCTCAATGCATTATGCTCGCCATAAACATCACCTTTGTTGGTAAGCAGCAGGTAAGTTTTAGCGCCGTCATTTCTCCATAACGCACCGTATTCCCCGCCTATCATTCGAATCTGATTGCCGCCGCGCGCTACAATTTCGTCTGTTGCGAACAGTTTTTTACACGACAAATTGTCGTTAACGATTAACGAATGGGACTCATAAAAACCGCGCCCACTTTTAAAATCAAGGATAACGTCAGCCGCGACACATTCTGTCGCCGGATTTATTGCTCCAAACTTATAGGTCGTATCATTGACAACGAGATCTGCGGCCGGAACGGATATTGACAGACCATCTTCGATAAACGCAAAAACAGGGAAAGCAGCGCCATCAACATAGAACACAGAGCGCAAATCATCGCCCTTATTACTCATCATTATTGAGTGAATGGCTCGTTCATTGTTTTGATATTGCCAGAACATTCCATAGGCATAACGCCCCCTGTCAGTCCAGCCGCCAGGCATAACGAATCCATTAAACTCACAGTTATTTAGTGGATCGTTCGCAGTTCGTGTTGCGGTAGTAATAATTACTCTTGATGCCAGCTCGCTTACTGAGCCAGCAGAGCGCATAACAACAACAGGGTAATATTTCCCCGGTGTTGCACCTGCCGGAGCATTAACGCGCACATAACGCATGCCATGCTTAGCAGCAAAGTCGGTTTTGCTGACCGCATTAATGTTGTTCAGGAAAGCGCCCTTATCTGGAATATCGTTACCGTTCTGGTCTTTCTGCAGACGTTTCTCAGCATTGTCATAGGCTGATTTTACTGCCTTTGGCGTTGCTGCCAGTGACTCGGAGGTGCTGCTGGTCGCACTGCTTAACTGAGTAAAACCTTTTGCGGTCAGCGAGGCATCCGGGTGACGTCGTGACTGTTCATGCTCTTTTAGTTTGTTATCCACGTAATCCGCTGTGGCCATCACCATGGTGTTATCCACAGTAAGCGCCACGGTGGCAGTGCTGGATACAGTCAGGATGGTGCGAAATGTTTGCGCACGCCCTGACCCTTCGGCAACGGCTGGCTTGTAACTTTCGGCAGTATTGCCCACCGCGATTAAATCGCCGTGCTCATCAAACACACCAATTTCCCGGATCCAGAATCCGCCCGTTTCTGGAGGAATAACCAGCTCCGCAATAATGCGGTTCTGATGTGTTGCGTCCAGGAAGACGCGATTAACGGTATGTCGCCACACCTCATGCACGAGACGGGTCTGCTTACTGTCTGGCGTGGGTAAAGTACCGCCGCCGTCACCCACGGCCATATGTGTCAGGCGGACGGGTTTGCCATCTGGTGCGGCTGCCTGTGCTAATTTTTTTGCACCCGTATCAGTGATAACGGTTTTAAATTTTCGTGTTGTGGTACTCATGCTTAATCGCCTGGATAAATGGTGATAACTTCACCGTCATAAGTTGCCGCCGCTGCGAAAATATCCCCCGGGATTTCCTGAATGATATTCAGTCCTGTCATGTGGCGGCTGACCGGGCGGGCATCAGCAATCAACCGCTCCATTTCCAGATACATTTCCTCCGTCACACCGCTGTCCAGCGTGCCGACTTCAACGGTAAATGTTCCCGGTTCTCCGCCGAACTCCCACCACTCAGACACGCGAATGAGGTATCCCAGCGGCTCAATGGCCCGGCGCAGTGCGCTGATGGTCCCCTTGTGTCGGTGTATCAGCCACGCATCGCGAATCACCTGGCGCTTTGTTTCCTCCGGCCAGTTGCGGTCCCAGCGGTCAACGGAAAACGCCCAGGCGAGATAAGGCAGCAGATGCACCGGGCATGTGTCCGGCGACCACAGTGTGTTGAGGTCTACCGGAATGTCTGTAATGCGCGTTCCGACGGCTTCGGCACAACGCATGAAATTGCTGGCTGATGGTGGTAACAGTGAATTACTCATTGCGCCCACCTTCGCTGATGGTGAATGACTCACAACGCGCCGCCTGTATGTCGCTGATGGCTATATTCTGGGTGGGTTCGATTATCTCCACGCGTTGCACGCCGTGCACATGAAGTGCGGCAGCAATGGCTGACAGCGCCACGTCCTGACCGATAAGTCCCTGCTCAGACAGCCACTTCCTGAACGACGATTCCGCCGCGGCCAGAATAGGTTCGGATTCCGGGCCGGGGTAAAAGTACAGTTTTGCATTCAGCCGCCATGTCACGATTCTGGCGCTCTGTACGGTCAGGCGGTCGGCCACCGGGCGGGTGTCCTCCGCGTTCAGAGCAGTGCGAACGGTATTGAGCAATGCCTCTGTTGCTGTGCCGTCGCCTTCAGTGGACAGGATGGAAACTGTCACATTTGCCGGAGAGGGACTGATAGCCCGCGCATCACGCACCAGACCGCTGGCACTGCGGGCAAAATACTCGTATGCACCTGACGGGCCAGCAACGCTCAGCCCGTCGTACGCCCGCTGCGCCCGCAGTCTCAGCGAGGTGTCGCTTTCCATCACCGCGTCGGTGGTATCCGTTGCCGGAGTGATAACCAGGCGCTTTGTGTTCATATTACCTGCGAGGTTGTCCAGGTCTGTTCCGGCGCTGTGGCTTAACATGCAGGCGCGTGCGCCCTCGTTGACCCGCTGGCGTAACAGCATTTCACGAAACGACATGGTTTGAGCGATAACGTTCAGGGGTTCCGATTCCAGCTCCAGCGCTGCGGAGACGGCGGCGCGCTGTTCGGCCGGATAAGCCGCAATCATCATGGCCTTTGTGTCAGCCAGAATTGCCTCAAAATCAGGCTCCGCGATGATGGCGGGTTCCGGTAACTGTGAAAGGTCAACGGCAGGCATGATTTACTCCCTCAGCGTGATGGTTAATTCAACATTCTGCATGGTCTGAATGACAGTACCCGATAGTGTCACCCCGGCGCGGCCTCCCGCCTTCCAGACAACATCAATGGCGTTCAGGGCAATGCGTGGCTCCCATCGTGTCAGTGCAATCACAGCAGCGCTCATGCATTGCAGACGCGTAGTGTTATTCATGGGTTCGTCAATCAAATCAGGGACAAGACTGCCATATTCCCGTCGCATAACCCGGCTTGCCAGCGGAGTGGTCAGGATGTCCCTGACTGACTGTTTCAGGTGCTCCATATCGTTCAGGTTTCCCGTCCCGTCCGGGTTCATTCCTGTGTAGCGGGTTGTCACTGCGGTCCTCCTGTCGAATCGCTGCCACCTTTAACGCCACCGTGTTTATGCGTATGCACAGTGATGCCGTTTGAGGTGAAATTGCCGCCGCTGTGCGTGATATTGCCGCTCATCTTTCCCCCTTTTGTGACGTCAATCTCGGCTGTTTTCAGAAGGTTTGTGCACTCCACGACAGGTGTGTCCAGTTTCACGCTGACGGATGCCTGCAGGGTGACCGTTTTCACGCCGCTGGCGCTCAGTGCGCCTGCGTCCGCGTCGTAGCAGAACACCGCGCCATCCGGCGCGCTGACCACGATTTCTTTCAGGCTTTTTCCGGGGGCCGGAATGTCATCGCTCCACAGGCTGCCAATTATCATGGCTGTTTCCGGGTTGCCGCCGATGCAGGCAATTGCCACCTGTTCGCCCACTGATGGCGGCAGCCACACGTTGAAGGCTCCCGCGCGCGTGGTGTTCCAGCGCAGCCAGCCTGTTTCCAGTCCGCCGCTGAGGACCCGCACGCACCAGGATTTCTCATCAACTTCAGAGATGATCCCGGTGCGGATGATATTGCTCAGCAGTCTCATAAGTTCTGCGTTCACTGTACTGCCTCCGCAATCCGGCCCAGCACCGTGTTATAAATCAGGCGCTCATCCGCCTGACTGATACCCAGCAGCTCACGTACCGGGTAATTGGTGAAAATACCCGGCGCAACCTGATCGCGTTCACCGAACTGATGAACGCGTGCAATACGTGCGGCCACGCCGCTGTAACCCACTGTCACACCGGAGGTATCCGCGCGGGCTTTCAGGTAACGGACGGTGCGCAGCTTTATGAACATGGGGACGTGCTTTGTGCTGTCCTGGTTGATACGCCGGGTGCGTATTTCCAGAAAACGGTCGATGTCATCCCGGTAAAACGTGCGGATATTGTTTTTATCCTCATCCCACCCGGTAATGGTTCGCCCGTATTTCCCTGTGTCGTGATGCCAGTTTTTCAGCGTGCGTGTTTCGTTATTCCAGATAAAGCGAATGCGCTCCTGTATCCGGGTTACGCGGCGTCTGCGTGGTGTCCATGCGGTCCCGTCCGGCGCTTTCTGTGACCGGATACGTGCCTGCTGGGCGCGGCGTAAATCCTGTGCCAGCTTTCTGGCGATGTTATTGATGGCCTGCTGATTCAGGCTGTCGCGGATAGCCTCGAAGGTTTCATCCGCGCGGGTGAATGCCTTATCCATCGCTTTCGCCCCACGTCACATCCTGGAATACATGTGACCAGTCGCCTTCGGAAGATGGCAGGCGGGGTTTTGGCTCCGGCAGGTGTTCTGCCTGTGGTGTGCCCTGACTGTTGCGCGTGACGCGAACGCGCTCCCGCAGGGGCAGTGTAAACAGGATGTCGGCGCTGTCATCGTCATTAATAACGGCAGAAAATTTGATGTCCTGATTACGCTCAGGGTTGAGCAACAACTGCGGCTGATTTTCGGATAACCACGCCAGCAGCGGCAGCGTGAGGTCGTCCAGCTCCCCGGCGTAATCCATGACAAACATCACCATCTGATAGCGGTAAACAAACGATGGGGTTTCTCCTGTCGTTTCAATGTTGCCGCTCTCCACGAAAATGGTGAATTTTTCCGGGTTGGCCTGACACCATCGGCATGAACGGGTCATGGCTTCACGCAGGGAATCAGTTTTCAGCATGGCTGTTGTCCTCGTTGTTCAGTCGTTGTAGTCTGCGCTGCTCCAGTAATTCAATGGCCCGTTTATCCGCGTTACAGGTTTCCAGTGCATCCAGAAGGCGGTCGCCCCATATACCGAGGTTTCCCCAGGTGGGAGTATCAGGGAAGGGGGGAGGCGTTACCGGTATGGTCAGCGTCTGCGGTATAAGCCGGGCCGACGGCGCTGGCAGTGGCGCGTTCTGCGTGCCTGCGCAACCTGTCAGTAAAACGAGCGTCAGGCAAAGCGTGGGCGCATTCATCTTTTGCAATATCGTTGCGTAGTTGTTCACGTCTGGCCTCTCCATCCTGATTGCGTTGCTGATTTTCCACGCGGAGTTGCGCCAGCACCTGCTGCATATCCTGTACCCCGGTGCTGATGATATTCAGGGTGTCGACGGTACTTTTCAGGGCGCTGGCCTGCGCTTCGTTTCTGGCGTTCTCCCGGCCCAGCGACCACGACAGACGCATGGATGCTCCCCATGCGGCAATCAGAAGAAAAGCGACGCCCAGAGAAGTCCATAACCTCATGCCGCCACGCGTTCCTTTATCCAGCCGTAGACAAACGACTCGTTGGCTTCGCGTTTTTCCGCCAGCTCCAGATAGCGTTCACCCTGTGTACAGTTCAGTGCTGCTAACATCACCATCTCGCCGTCCCGACCGCGTTTGTCCAGATATGCACGCAATGCGTTAATCGTGCGTGGGCCAGTGCGTCCGTCCGTGTCCATATCGGGATACAGTTTCCCGCCCTGATTGAATGCGTTCAGCCAGCGCTGCAGCATTCTGGTTGCCACAGACGGCCCCATATTTACTCCGGTGTCACATAGTTCTGCGGCAATATCCGGGGACAGCTTCGCTATCTGATCAAAACGCGGTCCGTACCAGTAATCAGCTTCAAGGATTTCCAGTGCCTGTCCGCGCGTTAAATCACGCATATCGCCACGGTATCCGTGCGCCCGTGCCACCTTTTCAGTGATGCCCCATTTTGTCGGGCCGCCTTTGTCATCCGGGTGATTGACGTAGCCGCCTTCTTTGCCCAGAACGGCATCAAAAATTTCGTCTTTCGATTTCATTTCGTCACCCCTGTGAACAATTTTTAGTTAAGTCTGCGGCTTATTCATCCTCGCTTTTGGTTCTGCGATTAAAGGCCGCAATAACCTTGTCGCGTGCTTTCTCTGCGCCCATAAAACCGATTGATGCGCCGATAAACGTCACGGCATCTTCAGGAAAACCGAAGAAGCGCAACGACCCGGCCACGGCCATGGCAAGAACGCCGCACGCCAGCGATCCCGTTACGGTCTGAACCAGTGTTCGTCCGTCATAAAGACTCATCAGCGCGGAAATGCTGACCGCCGCGCCTACTGCATACACCGTTGGCAGGTGGTCAAGGAGCCACGCAATAACCTGCTCTGTGATCCCTGTTTGAATGGTGCTCACCGCTACTCTCCCCACAACTGAATCATTTCTCGTTTCTTCTTCTCCGGCTCCGGCATCTCCACTTCCTGCCCGGCGTTCAGAAATACCTGCTGACAGAGTCCGGGGTTGGCATCCATCACCTTTTCGGTGACGCCCTGCGTCGTGCCGTAGTACCGGAAACAGAGCGAATCCACGGTGTCGCCTGCTAGTGCCTTCACTTTCATCAGCACAGCTCCGCAAACATTCGTGGTCTTCCCAGAATGTCAGAGATGGCCCAGCTCACATCGCGCCACAGGTCCGCAGCCTGTGCGTCCAGTGCATCTGCCCGGCGCTCGCCCTTATCCGTTGTGTCCGCATCGCGGTAACGCTCCAGAATCAGGGCACGGGTGGCGGTGTAAACCGCATTGCGCCAGTGCCAGAGATTGACGCTTTCTCCGTTAATTAATGGCGCCGGGACATCGGCCAGTGTTTCGTGTCCGGCTGCCTGCTGTTCCTGCTGCCACGCTTCCAGCTCACGGGTAACGTGGGCCACCGCCCCGGTGGCGGTATGCAGCAGGCGGGAGGTGGTCACGCGGCCCGGCAGTCGTACCGCCAGACGCAGCTCACGCAGCACAATATCCGGCCAGAATGCCCCCGCAGAAATACGGGTATCGCCATCATCGGTATCAGTGATGTCATCCTCTGCGGGGCGGGTTTCGGTTCTGGCAACCATACTCATGGGGTTCACTCCTGAAAAAATCGGGCGGTGGGTGCGTGGTGTAAACGGTCACGGAGTCAAACCGGAACACCGCGCACGCCGCCCGCTGACGGGGTCAGTCGTTAACCGCGCTTCGCCTTCTGCGTCGCGGTGGTTTTTCGTGTTGCAGGCTTCCGCGTTGTCTTTTTACTTTTGCTGCTTTCGTCCTGCGCCTGCTGTGCGCTGGCAACTGGTGCGGCTGCGGAATCGGCTTTTTTCAGGGCGCGGGAAAGGGTTGCAATCTCGCGTTTCACACCTGCGTTCGGGTTCAGGTGCATTGCTTCGCGCAGCAGCTTCAGTGACAGGGCCATGCTGTCCGCATCACTCAGACCACGACGGGCAAAGGCGCACGCCTTGCATAATTTGGCGCGCACTTCGTCCGGCATGTCCTGGTCGGTGACAATCTTCTGGAGGGTGTCCAGTGGTTCGATAAAGGCGGACAAATCCGCGTCGGCATCCGCCCCGGCCTGCGTCAGTACCGGGTTGCAGATTTCTTCGGTCAGTACCGTGGCAGCAGTACGGCCAAAGTTATCCGGCATAATGAGGTTATGACGGACCACATACGCACCAATACGCAACGCCAGCGGAAGATCGCCACAGTCAATCGCCCACACCATCAGCGTGGCAATCACTTCATCCTGCTGCCCGCCGTCAGCCTCCAGCGTTCCCTCAATCCAGCCGGAAAAATCCGGCAATAACTCTTTTTTGATGGCGGCTTTCGCGCTTCTGGCCTGTACGCCCTTAAGCCGGGCCTGTGCCAGACGCAGACGATACAGCACCTCTTCATGCGCGGTACGCGCAGCGTGGTCCACGCCTTCATTCGCCCGGCCCGCGCGCTGTGCCATCACGTTCTGCCAGTGTTGCTGTGCAGGAGTAATCATTTTTTCTCTCCGTTACAGGCGGGCATGATGCCCGCCGTGAGTTGATTAGCTGTCGGCGAACTTCAGGCCAGTGACCATCGCGCACTTGCCATAGTCTTCAACGACATAAGCGTCATTGATGGACTGGTAGGTGGCGATGCGGTTGTATTCCGGTTCGTCTTTCATCAGACGACGCATTGAACCTTTCTGCCAGTAAATCGACAGGTTGTTGAACGAGGTGATCAGCATCGTTGAATCCGGGAAGAACGGCGCAAGGAACACGCCCAGCCCGCCAATGGTGCGCGATGACAGAATGAGCTGCCCGGCGAGTAATTCCGCATTGGGATTCTGGCCGCTGATGCTGTTCAGCACGGGCAGACGCAGCGAGTTAAACAGGTTGCGCCCCATAATCACCACGAGGTCGTCAGCTTCCTTGTGCCATTCATCCAGCAGGGATGAGCGCGCGTCCTGTACCAGTGCATCAGCGTTCGCATACTTACCCGCGTGCGCCACGGTGTTGTCCATGTTACGGGAGGTCAGCGTCACGTCATTCATAACGCGTTCGCTGGCGTCGGTTCTGATGTGCTCCAGCCACCCCACGTTAACGTCCTGAAGCAACTTGTTGGTGCTGAAGTTGGACTCATCCGCGTGAGACGTGCCGTTGAAACCGATCATGATGCGGTCAAGTGCCACCTGTCGGGCAATCTGTGCGCTGATGCGGGACTGAAAATCAGGGTGTGCCGCCCAGGCATCAAGCTGCGGATATGAAATAAACGTGTCGTAGTTCACCTGTTCGCACTGGTATTTGCGGTTTTTCAGATCAACCACGTTATTCGGGTTACGGCGTTTTGTGCCGTCATAACTGGTATTCGTGCGCGCAATCGGCCCGGTGGTATCCAGGAGGATTTTTTCGCCTTTCTGGTCGGTCACGCCGATCACGTTAATTCTTTTTGTAAATTCGGTGCTTTCCTTTGAGGCGTTTTCAAAACGCTGCTGTACCGAGGGTTCCACGGTAAATCGCGATACCAGTGCGGAAACCGGGATATTGTTAAGCGACGCCTGCTGCGCCATATAGCAGCCCAGCTTGTTGCGGGTAATATCTGACATCACCAGATTCATAAAAAATTTGCTCCTTTGTCTTATCAGAAGTCAGCCAGCTGGTCGGAGGCTGCGCCCGTTGCGGTGAACCGGTTCTGCGGATCGCCGTCCTGCGTGCGCAGTTTTTCCTTCAGTGCTGCCAGCTCTGTGGTCAGTGACGTGATTTTCTGGCGGTCCTGCTGATGGCGGGTTTCCAGCACATTAAAACGGTCGATAATGTCGGCCTGTGACGTTGCGACGCCTTCCACCGCTTCCTGAATACGGGAAAAACTGGCGTCATCCGCTTTGCGGCCACGGCCAATAATCCCCATTACGCGGTTAAACCACTGGGTGCCTGCTTCCTGGCGTTGTTCTGCCATTTCGATGATTTCAGACTCGATGGCTTCGGAGATAAGCGGCGCTTCACCCTGGACACTGTTGAACGTCATCACCGCCTGACGTTGCTGTGCCGTGAATTTCAGGCGCTCAGTGCCCAGGCTTGCCGGGGTGTCGGTCATCGCCAGCCCGACCAGATAGGCGCGCCCGTTAACGGAGAACTGCGGGTGCAGTTCGATACTGGAATAGATTTTCTTGCCGTCCGCGACAAGCTGCTTCATGCGCTCGGTCGGTTCGATTTCTGCATACAGCGCAGTACGTCCGGCCAGCGGACCTTCCGTAATGTCTTCCGTACTCAGTGCGGTGACATCGCCCATTGCGGAAAATTCGCTTGACGGGCATGGCGAGAGATAGTGCTCAACGTTCACGCGGGCAGCGTAAACATCCGGGTTGAAGTTCTCGGCGGCTTCACGCAGATGCACCGGACTGATTTCACGGCCATCAACAGTTGATCCGGAGACAGCCACGCGAAACTTTTTGCGGGATGTCTTTTTTTCATTAGCCATAGTTTTTGCCCCTCTGACTGGTTCTTCAGTCATGATGGCAAAGCGTAACAGGCTGATACAAAGGGCTTTTGTTGTAAGAAAACGGCCAGAACAGGGGGTTAAGGAGAACAGTTTCGCGCGCGGGTAATCTTCCTGTAATTACTCAGGGGGAGCAATGATTCAGGACGCTTTTGTGCGCCAGCGTGCGCGGCAACTTTACTGGCAGGGTTATCCGCCCGCAGAAATATCACGTCTGATGGGAATAAACCCGAACACGATTTATGCGTGGAAAAAACGTGACCAGTGGGATGAAACGCCACCCGTGCAGCGTGTCACGCAGTCCATCGATGCGCGCCTCATCCAGCTTACTGAAAAACAGAATAAAACAGGCGGTGACTTTAAGGAAATAGACCTGCTGACCCGGCAGCTTAAAAAGCTGCATGATGGCCAGCCGGATGTGATGGCCGCAGGAAAGAAAGGCCGGGCGAAAAAACTCAAAAATCATTTCACGCCGGAACAGATTGCCGCACTGCGGGAAAAAATCATCAGCAGGCTGGAGTGGCATCAGCGGGGCTGGTTTGACTCCCTGACCCTTTGCAGGGAAGCCGGGATACGTAACAGGATGATCCTGAAATCCCGACAGATTGGGGCGACCTGGTATTTTGCACAGGAAGCTCTGCTGATGGCGCTGCGTGACGATGTGGCGCAACCTTACCAGCGTAACCAGATTTTTTTGTCTGCGTCGCGTCGTCAGGCGTTCCAGTTTAAAAGCATTATTCAGAAGGCCGCGGCTGAAGTTGATGTGGAGCTGAAAGGGGGCGATAAAATCATCCTCTCCAACGGCGCAGAGCTGCATTTTCTCGGCACTTCTGCTGCGTCGGCACAGTCCTATACGGGCAATTTTTATTTTGATGAATTTTTCTGGGTCAGTCGCTTTGCTGAACTGCGTAAGGTGGCTGGCGCTATGGCAACCCTCAGCGGACTGCGGCGCACCTACTTCTCCACGCCATCCACCGAAACGCACGAGGCATACGCCTACTGGAACGGCGACCGCTGGAACGAGAAAAAGGCCTCGCATAAACGCCAGCGTTTTTCTGTGGACTGGAAAACGCTGCATAACGGGCTTATCTGCCCTGACCGGACGTGGCGGCAAATTGTCACGCTGGAAGATGTGGTCAATCACGGCTGGAAACACACCGATATCGACGAAATTCGTGATGAAAACACCGAAGACGAGTTCCTCAATCTCTATATGTGTGAGTTTGTCCGCGAAGGGGAATCGGCATTTAACCTGAATATCCTGATTGGCTGCGGTGTTGACGGATACGACGACTGGAAAGACTGGAAACCTTTTGCTCCCCGCCCGATGGGGAATCGTCCGGTATGGATTGGGTATGACGCAAACGGCAGCAGTGGCAACGGCGACAGCGGCGCTGTGTCCGTGGTGGTTCCTCCGGCTGTTCCTGGTGGCCGTTTTCGAACGGTGGAGACGCGACGCGTTCAGGGGCTGGAGTTTGAAGAACAGGCCAGAGTCATTGAAGAGTTCACGTGTCGCTACAACGTGGAACACATCGGCATTGATGTGACGGGCGGGAATGGGGAGGCTGTTTATCAGATAGTGAAACGGTTTTTCCCTGCAGCTATTCCGTACACCTTCACGCTGTCATCAAAACGGTCGCTGGTACTGAAAATGCTGCAAATAATGCGTGCCGGCCGGTGGGAATACGATCGCGCCGAACGCGAGCTGGTCGCGGCCTTTAACGCCGTGCGTAAGGTGAAAACACCGGGCGGCTTTATCACTTACGAAACGGACCGCGCGAGGGGGATCAGCCACGGCGACCTTGCGTGGGCAACCATGCTTGCTGTCATTAACGAACCGATTGGCGGCGAAGGAGAAAACGAGCGTTTCACGGTTATGGAGTTCTGATGAGCAGAAAAAATAAAAAAGTGCGCATGAGTTCACGCATTGATCTCGCTGATGCGCTCAGGAAAGAATCATCGCTCAGTGCATTCACATTTGATGGTCCTTATCGCCTGACCGGGCATGACCTGCTGGACAATATGTACTGTGCTGATAACGGGCGGTGGTATGAAACCCCGGTGGACTGGTACGGTCTGGCAAGATCCGCCCGGCAAACGTCCTGGCATCAGTCTGCGCTTTACTTTAAGCGCAATGTATTGCTCGGTTGCTATATTCCGCACCCGCTGCTTTCCCGGCAGGATTTCTCGGCGCTGGCGCTGGACTGGTTTGTGTTCGGTAACGCATTTCTTGAGCTTCGAAGCAATATGCTCGGCGAACCGCTTAAATTACGGCACGCCCTGGCGAAATACATGCGACGCGGAAGCGATCTTGAATCATGGTGGTATGTGCAGGATGGTAAGGACGCGTTTCAGTTTCGCCCTGGCAAAGTGTGCCACCTGATGAATCCTGACATTAACCAGGAAATCTACGGCATGCCGGAATATCTCGGCGCATTACTCTCGGCCAGCCTGTCTCATTCGGCGGACATGTTCAGAAAACTGTATTACGACAATGGATCCCACGCCGGGTGCATCATCTACATCGGTGCAGCGCAGGTAAACCGCGAAAGCATGGACTCCCTGAAAGAAACGCTACAGGGTGCGCGTGGTGGTGGTGCGTTTAAAAACGTGCTCATTCATGCGCCCAACGGGGGCAAAGAGGGGGTGCAAATTTTGCCGTTCCAGCAGATCACCGCAAAGGATGAGTTCATGAATGTTAAGGCGGCATCCCGTGATGATGTGCTGGCTGCGCACCGCGTTCCGCCGCAACTGATGGGGGCGATGCCGGGTGAAAAAAGTGCGTTTGGTGATGTGGAGAAGGCCGCGCGGGTTTACGCAATTAACGAGCTGATGCCCGTCATGGAGGCCATGAAGCACATCAATGACTGGCTTGGCGAAGAGGTGATCCGCTTTAACCCTTACGCACTGTTAGACACCCAGCCCACATCCTGACGCGCTTCGCTTGTCTGCTGCTTCGCCGGGGCATAAAAATTTATGCCCCGACTCTCCAGCTCCTGTATCAGTCAGATAATTTCACGACGCCTTCCAGTTTATCGCCACCATCGACGGTCAGACTCTTACTCAATCCCACCGCGTTGACTGCATGTTCTCGCCGCCTCAGTGCGATTTTGACGGCCTTACCTTTCACCCCATCAAATCAGAATCCCTCACGTATTTTTCACGCTCAGCGTGAGAAATACGGCCATTCTGTTGTGTCTCTGCGACATCGTTCAGGGGATGCTATTTACCCCCTGAAACGCGGGCTGTTCCCCCGTCACCTGCGCGCAGAAAAAACGCGTTTTTTTGTGCACGCACGGATCCTTGACGGATCCAGCCGCCACGCGGGCCGGAAGGGCAAAAAGTCGTTCAAAAAAATTGTGCAAATTTGTGCACTATTGTGCAGCAGGGCGATGCGCGATTATCGCCCTGGTTTGAGAGGAAATTAGGTGTTCTTTTTACCTTCTGTCAGTGGGCATAACCATCCACTATTTACATCACTTAGCTGATGCGTTCTTTCCTCGTGCTTCTCCTGCCACAATGCTTTTCCGCCAGCCTTTATGATGGCTCTTTCAACGTCTCGCTCGTATCGCAAGGGCTGAAATACGTTATTAATGAAATATTCGCTTATGTCCGAAAGCAATACTGCAAAATTATTGGTTTGTTGCGCCGTTCGGCTATGCAGCAAAGCGGCATACTTTAATGCGTCCTGTGCTTTCTGGAATTTAAGTGCATGGTCAGTTGCGATTTTTTCCAGTTCAGCGATGCGCTTTTTTGCTGTTTCCAGTTCATCCAGCAGTGCCAGCATGTCTTCCGGTCCAGCCAGAAGTCTGAAGGTGTTGATCGCGTCAATATCCACACCGCAATCTTTAAGTTCCTGTTCGCTTAACAAATCATCATCAACTGGCAATATTAACAGGCGTTCCATTGCCGGAATTGCCCGTTCTGCTGCCATTTGTAGTGCCTGATAGTCAATCTTGCTCACTGGTTGTCTCCTTTGTGTTGCGCCAGCTCTTCCTGCGCCTGCATCATGCGATTGACCTGAACGCGTGTGCGTCGAACGGCAAAATTAAATTGAAACATGAGCCGGAACATTTCTGAGGCTTCCGTGTGAGCATCGCGGAGAGGTGACAGGCGGTACAGTTCTGCCTCCGTAGCTTGTTGAATCAATGACAGATCAAATTGAAGTGCGGGTCTGGTACATTTTGCACGTCTGGCAGCAAGCTCCGGCATCAGTTTCTTGACGAAGGTGTTTTGCACCGCTTTGTTGAGTTGTGTCTGCATCCAAATCGCAAATTTCAGCGAACGCATAAGTTTGATAGCCTCGGGCAGCGGCAGATAGATCATGCTGGTAGATTTGGGTGGTTGGTGAATCATCTTCACGGATACGCGATTTCGCAGCGTTCGGAAAATCGTGTTCCCAACAACAGCTTCTACGGATACAGGACAGGGAGCCAGACCAGCCCGCAGTGCTTCTTTCATTAGCATGTATTCGTATTTTTTCATCGTGTTTTCCTCGTGCGGGGCGACAGTGCACCCCGATAAAATTAAAAGCCGTCAAATTCGTCATTCAGGAAATAATGCCCGGATATTCCCTGCTATCTGACTGGTTATCTGTGCGGTTGATACTGGCTGTGACGCGGGGGATTCTGTCCTGGTTTGTGTCACTGATAACGCTTCATCATCAGCCCATGCAGCCAGTCGGTAAGCCTCTGCCGGATTCATCTTCAGAAGTGCCAGCCCGGCCAGAAAAGCCACGCGCTGGCCGCTTTTGCGGGCTTCTGGTGTAAGGCTGTCCAGCTAGGCGCATGCTTCGCCTTCGTTCTTGACGGCGGCTGGCTTCAGATAGAAACTTATTCTTCTGGTTAATGTCGCCATGGAGGGTTACTCCTTATCCATAGCGTACAGACCGTTAACCAGAGCAAACTGTGGCACCCCGTCTGTGATGAAATTCGCATTGACTCCATAGACTTCACGGACTGCGGGTGCCACAATCTCCGCTCCTCCACCGACAACCAGCACCCGCCCGTAACCCGAAAAGCCCGCGAGTGCGCGGATCACGCGTTGTTTCAGTGTCTCCTCCTTTTCACGAATAACCGCCATCAGGCTGTTGTAATGCGCGTCATTGTGAATGTGCTGGCGTAGCCAGGCTTCATCGTGACGGTGCTCAATAATGGTATTGGCGATGTGGTGACTGGTACGCATACCGTTAGTGGCCATCACCGACAGCACGGCATCAGCCATCAGGGAAACGCCTACGTGTGGATCGCAAAACACCTGGCTGATGCCTGCCAGTTGCCCCTGAACCTTTGCCACATCCAGCGTGGTTCCGCCCAAATCCACAATCAGCAGGGATTCAAACGGACTCATGTCAGCCAGTGCCTTAAAGCCAGCCGGAATGGATTCAGGCATAACCCGCACGTTACGGATAGTGAATGCCTCACCGTTCTGGTACTCCACCGGGCGCATGACGTTCGCTTTTTTGCGGTTGATGTTGGCCATGTCCGGCTGTGCGTTTGTGTCGAAATATTCGCTCAGTGGCAGGGTGACAACCACATCCACTTCCTGTGGTGTGATGCCTGATTTGACCAGTGCGTGGTGAATGGCGATTACATTCACATCGCTGTACTGGTATTGCGTGTCGGTCGTCTGGACAAAGCGATCGCTGACCGGATCAAAACCATAGCGCACGCCATCAAGCAGGTAGTTCGCAGGCTGCGAGCCACCGAACGGCGCAGACCATTCCGACTTGAAGCTGTTCGGGCTGATGGCGTTGCGGCGTTCGCCGTTCTCAGTCCATGCCAGCTTGATGTTGGTGGAGCCGTCGTCGATGCAAATTTTCATGTCGATTTTCCTTATGTTGATTAATTAATCGTTTACGGGATTCTGAAATCCCGCTTTTGCCTGTTTTGTGCGCGCTTCATATTTCGCGGCGCGTTTTTTGCTCATTTACGGGATTTGTGAATCCCGTTTCTGTCTGTTTTTTGTTCCCACGGGTCAGGCCACCCCGCAGCAGGTCTGCTTTGCGGTGGGCGCGTTCAGTGGTTTCACTGATTCTCTGTGCGTGCTCTGCGTCACGGATGGCGCGCAGCATGTCAGAAAGCACGGTAACGGGGGTTTTCATGGTGTTCTGGTCCTGCTGAAGTGTGGATGCCAGGCGTGCGGCGGCTTCTGGGTCTGATGCACCGAGCTGTTTCAGATAGCTGGAAACCGGGTTATGGCGGATCTCCGTGCTGCTTACGCTGTGATTACGGCTCAGGCGCTGCCAGAGCTGCGTGATTCGGCTGTCCGGTCGGGTATCCGGTTTACGTACAATTTCATATCCCTGCGGCGCAATGATGCTGCCGTCAACGTACAGACTGCCGCCCCGTAACAGGTGCAGCATCTGTTGTTTACCGATATGCAGGCCGAGAGATTCGGCAGACTCCCGCCATTCTTTAGCGAGTAACTCGTGGTTATCAGGCAAAGGCCGCGGCTGTTTGCGGCTCTGTGTCCAGTTCTGCATTTCATCACTGCTGTTTTTTGCCTGTTTGTCACGCAGCGAACGCATCAGCGCCCGGCGTTCGTGCCGTTTCAGTGAGCGCATCCATTCATTCACTTCAACGCCGTCAGGAAGCTGCGGCCACGGTGCTGGCCGTTCTTCCGGCTGTTCTGTCCCGTTGTTGTCCGTTTCCTGTACACGGGGACAGTTATTGCCACGAGTCCAAGGGGCGGCAGGGCCGCCCTGAAGGTCAAAACCATTTTCGCGGGCGCTGTCTTCCGCTTCCGGTTTACGTCTTACCAGCTTCCAGTTATCCGGGTGCGTGCACACGCGGGAAGATTCCCCGATTTGTGGCGACCAGATCCCGTAAATCTGTACGCTTTGCTCGCCGTAATCGTTCAGCTCTTCTGCGAGGTCGTAGGCGGTGCGAATCAGGTAATCCTTGCGTGGAACAAGTACGCCCCCCTGTTTCTCAATGTAGGTGGCAAAACACCCGGCATCAGCGGCAGCGAGTACCGCATCCATTGCGTCATTTTCCAGACGTTGTGGACCTTCCGGGTTGCGGGCCATCTGACTGGCAAGGCGGCGGAGTTCACGCCATACCTGACGGGAGGGGATACCAAAGAACTGGAACTGGCGGACGCGGTGAAGGCGCGCCCAGCCGATGGCGCGTTCCACGCTCTCGGTCATTGATTTTCCGGTTTCGTGATCAACGCGTGGCTTGCCTGTTTTCGGGTCAATGCCATCCACGGCGCGGCTGTCCAGGTTCTTTCCGATGTAGGTGGCGATGTAGCTGGTCGGCGTACCTTTCGAACCGTCGACGTACTCTGCCTTAAAGCGCGGAGTTATGTCATTGCCCAGCTCGTGGCGGTCTTCGCGAATGGCAATATCACGGGTGATGTCCACGATGCTGTCGATTTCTTCAGGATGTGCAAAGACCATCATGTGCCAGTGCACGGTGCCGTCATGGTGTGGCTCCACCGTGCGGATACCATACCAGCGCAGGTCGTCGCGGTTCAGTTTTTTGCGGACTGCCTTAAAAAAAGTGTTAACCAGGTAATCGCTGGAATCGCGCATGGTGGCGCCGTTCCATTTGGGATTCGGATGACCGTTCTCCGTTGTTGCGTGATATTTTGACGGGCAGGTAACGGTCAGAAATACCGCTTTGTCGCCACGGGCTTCGGCCAGAAGTTCCAGCCCCTTCATGGTGGCCATCATTTCTGCCTTACGGTGGACCGGGTTACTTACTCCCGCGTAATACACCGTCTCAAGATCAATCGTGAACCCGTCTTCATTTTCCAGCATGAAACTTTTCAGGAAATCGCGTGTTTTCTCGCGCTGTGCGCGAAATTCACTTAATGCGTCCTGACTCAGATAGGGGGATGTTTTTCTGGAAACCAGACAGGCAGCGCGGAGTTGTTCCTCTCTCCATTCGCAACGTAAAAGCCACAATTTGCGTTTCCACCAGTCCGCACAGGTCAGGCGGAGGATTGCACCCGGCAGCAGCTCCGTGTCCGGTTCGTTCTTCCGGTCTTTGTCTGTTGTCAGTGCGTCATAATGCGGCGGCACTGTGTGCAGATGTAACGCCATGCGGGCCAGCATCTGATACGCCTTCAGCGTTATATCCATGGTCAGCTCGCCATCGGTCGCGCCAAAGTCATCGCAGAGTTTTTCGAAGGTGCTGCTGAACATCGCCGCTGTCATGACGGCCAGCGTCTGTATCTGGTGTTTGTTGAGCTGCGGCAGGTAAAGTAAATCATCCAGGCGTTCACGCCCGGCAAGGGAGCGATAACCCGGTGTCAGCCAGCGTCTGTCGGTGCGCTCCAGACGTTCGAATATTTTGCGCAGGGTTCCGCGCGCGTAGCGTTCAGCCTGCCAGCTCTTTTTGCCTTTCTGACGATCGGATTCCTGTTTTTTGCGCAGGAAAGAGAGATGGCGGATAAGCGGATCTCGCAGATAGGACGGCAGCAGGCGCAGTGCGGCAATTGCTTCATCCACCGCGCCACACGCCTGTTTTCTGGCTTCTCTTGCCAGTGTGATGGCTTTGTCCTGTTTTTCCTGTGCGTCCAGGTTTTTATTAATCAAATTGCCCAGCGGCGTGGCGGAGAACGCCGCATCAGCCATTTCCTGGCGGCGCTCGTTCTCTGCCCGGTAGGCATCCAGCCAGGAAGAAAGAAGGGAGGGGCGGACAGGCTCCCCCGTTCCCTCGCGACCGACTGCATGGCGTGGTTGTTGCCAGTTTCTGATGTACTCCGTTGCCACGCTGACTACTCCGCCTTGCCGCTCAGTGCATTGTGGCAGACGGTAGCCAGCCGCTGGATTTCCTGCATGGTGCTCTCTGTGCTGGCATAACGGTGTGTTATGCGAATGCTGTCAGCAATTACATCAGCAATCAGAAATGAAGTTCGCTGGTAAATACCCAGTACGGAAGGCGTGCCGCTTTCGATGCGGGAAAGTGTGTAATCATCCTGGCAGCTACCAACCATGTAGCGCCCGTCAATAACAATCTGGCCGTCCGGGAGCTGCTGTTCCGGCAGTGATTTCAGATACATTGCATAGCGGTCGAGAACGCGAATACCAAAATCGCGCTCGGTTTTCAGCAGGTAATCAAAAAAGTCTTCGGCGAGAATCATTGCGGCAATCCTCTTGTTGCAGATGTGCGAAGGCCTCCCGCCGCAAGGTGCAGGAAAGGCCCGGAACAGGAATTAACGGAGTTTGTTTTGCTGCCGGATGAGCTGCTGAAGCCCGACGTGGTTTCCGGCAGCAGGAGGTGCTCATGCTCTGATTTCCCTCAGTAGCTGGTTGAACATCTGGGTTAGTGGGTTGCTACACCCAAACGGCATCGGGTTTACCTGATAAGAAAAGCGACCGCCTGTTTTGCGCTCTTTTCTTATGACTGAACCGCTGCGCCAGAGACGGCGTAGCTCCGCATTAATGGTTGTGGTTGGTGTATTCAGTGCTGCGGCGATTTCTCCACCGCTACAACCCGGATTGGCAGCGATGTAGTCCAGAATGGTCATCTGCGTGACTCCTGTACCTGTCTGATAAGATTCACCTGCACCACGTTGGTGGCGCAGAAGTAAGTACCGTCAGTGAGATAGATGTGATGTGCATCCTTTTCTGAACGGTGTTTGTCGATTGTGGTAATCAGGCGTTCGTCAACTTCGTATTCACGTCCTCTGGAGGTGAAACGAACGACAGGAAAATGCTTAATTGCCATTACGCCTCCTTGGCGTGTGCGAATACCTCCGCGAATGCGGATTGTTTTCACATTTTCTTATTTAACCTGGAGTCTTATTTGCGCGGTTATTCTTCAGTGAAAAAGCGTTCAATCTTTTTTACTGAATTAATAATTCGCATAATCCCAATAGCGCAGGCCACCGAAATAATCAGAACAAGCCATGAGATAAATATACTCATGCAATATTTCCCAGTTTATATGGCTCAATATGGTCCCCGTTTTCTGCGGCGCAGACGAGTACGGAAAGCTCGTCGAGCGCGTCCGGGTCGTCAACGTAAAAAGCCGTGTCGTATATACTCTTGATAGCTCTGGTCAATGACTCTCGGGCTGCGCGTTCAGCATGAGCGCCTGATGCGTTTAAGCGAAAATGAAAGCGCTCAAGTGCTTTATTGACGAGAGTTTTATATTCTTTATCCATCGCAACGCCCTTTAATCTGCCTTCTGAATTTCAGCTTCTGAATCCATGCAGATAATTTCGAGATAGGGTTTATCGCCATTAACCTGACGTGCTTTTTCAGCTTCGCTAATAATTTCGCATACGGGTTGATATGGAATCTCTACGGTCAGGCGTGTGCCGTTCAGATAAATGTAAGTGGCCGTGCTTTTATCTACCGGAACCACTCCATCAATAGCTGATGCGCGCAACAACAGCTCACCGCGAAAATCAATAAAGCGGATAAATACACCCTGAGCATGGTCTTTGGTCATAAAGCACCTGTTATAAATCAGCCTGTTTAATGAAATTCTGTCCGCGTAGCAGACGATCAACCGTGCGCAGAGCTTCGTACAACGTGAAATCCTGTCCAAACTGATTGTCGCCGTTGCTCAGAGCAAAAATGCGGTTTCCGGTAAATGGGTTGCGTTGGCATCTGTGAACCACGATTCCAGCTTTCTCAATCAGCCAGGTGTGTTCACCAATTTGTTTTACGGGATGGCCATCAGGTGTAGCGTGTGTTTCGCTCAGGCTGTAGCGAGTGTTGCTACGTGATGTTCTGATAGCGAAACGGTTAGCGTGGCGTTCTACGCCATTACGAAATTTGGAGTATGGAATATTAGTGTTTTTTTTCATGATGATGCTCTGTTCATTGTTTTAGCTGTTAGCCAAAGCGTCTTTTAACATCGCCACAAGGTTTACTTCAGGCTTTTCCATTTTGGCGCGTTTGGGTCGGATAATAATTCGACCGTCAGCCAACATCTTTTTGCATGTATTAAGAGGGATACCTGTTATCTCTGCATATTTCTGCAGGGATACATAGGGGGCATTCACATTGATATTGATGGTTATACCTGACATCCCATTAGCCTCCTGATCAGGAAGATTTGTTTTGTTCTTTCTGGGTTAGCTCTAGGCCGCGAAGGAAGATCATGCGCGCCATGTTAGAGGATGAGCGTTGTTCTTTAGCTGCCATTTCATCAATGACGGCTCGCTCCTCGAGGGACATCCGAAGTGCCAGTCTTGGACCTGTGGCGGTGTTACGCGGAATGCGTGATCTGGTATCGTGAAGAACTTGTTTCATAGTGATATATTGTGATCATCTAATAGCTCGTGAAATCATTTTGGTATCAAAAAAGATACCTGTCAAGGTTTTTGTATGAAAAATGATATTGGTCAGAGGTTGCGTGAGGAAAGGGAAAGATTGGGACTTAGTCAAGTTGCTATGAGCGACATTGGTGGAGTCAAAAAGCTAACTCAGCTTAGATATGAGAAAGGAGATAGCTTTCCTGATGCTGCGTATTTGGCAGCGCTGTCTCGTTTTGGCCTTGATGTTCAGTATGTTGTGTTGGGAATTCACTCACCTGAAACTTATAACGATGATGAGCAGGAGTTGATTACTCGCTTTCGAGCAGCTTCGTTAGATGTGAAAAACGCGGTGATCGGGGCTTTAAAAGGTGCGGCCAGTGAAAAGGAAACTCAGCCATCAGGACGTGAGTTAAATATTTCTGGCGGTAATAACCGTATCGCTGGGCGTGACTATAACGAAACTAAGGGTAGGTGATAGTAGGGAGGTGACATGGCCGTCAACTCAAACGGTTCAAACAATCGCGTTGCTGGGCGTGATTTTCACGAAAAGAATATTCAGATAGGGCGATATGATGGTTCTCATACCGTCAATATCGCAATCCCTTCGAATAATGATGATGACGATCGCCCTTTGCTTAAGGCTCAGCGTAAGGAGCTAAATAGCTTGGTTGCTGCTATTGCAGAAGCTAGCAATACTGAAGCGTTTATTATTTGGCAAAAAGTACATGCGGAGATTGGTGTAGCTGGTATTGATGATATGACAGTAAATCAATATAAAACAGCGGAGAGTTTTCTGCATGCAATGCTTGAGCGATGTAAAGATCATGATGCCTGTAAGGCTCTTGTAAGTTTATTACTACGTAACAGTGAAGACTGTGGACTTCGACAAAAACTTCTGCGGTATTGCCATATCAATTTCGGTACAGGACGTTTAAACGATCTTACTCGTTCTCAGTTGCAGTCTGCATTGTCGTGGTTAGAGCAACAATCGGTATCAAGCAACACAGAGAATTCGACCTTACCAGAAGTCCGACTTCGTGCTTCAGAATTAATCCGACTTTATCCAAAAGAAATAATATTCTTTATCTGCGTAGGGGGTTTGGTAGGTGGTGCCATTTCTAGGATGTTTTTTAATTTGTAATCTTACTTGAGCTAAATTGAGGTAATGGTATGAAAGTAAAAAAGGTTCAACTATTAGTTACTTTTTTATCTATGTTTTCTTTTTCTGCCGTCGCAATGCCTTTTAAAAATATTGAACGTGAGAGTTTCAATGGGGTATGGCCATTTAATACTGATGAGGTTCAGTTACAGTGTCTAGATGGTAATCCTTATGTGATGAATTTTGACGATAATAAGTTATATGCGCTTACAGGTTTGGCTCGAATAAAAGGTAAAACATTTGGTGCGTTACCGTTAGATAACAATAATCCATTTTGGCTGGATAATGATGCCGCCCCAGGGTTAAAAAAGAATCTGGGAGATGTCACTAAGGCTGCATTTGATTTATGTGATAAGTAACTAAAATGTCGGTTCGTAAGATTCCATCAGGTAAATGGCTTTGCGAATGTTATCCTTACGGGGCATCGGGAAAACGTATTCGTAAACAGTTTGCGACAAAAAGTGAGGCGCTCTCTTATGAGCGCCGTTTAATGAATAGTAGAGTTGGAGACGAGTTTCAAGATGGTTCTGGTCCTCGTCTTTCTGAGTTGGTTGCTCGTTGGTTTGAGATGTACGGTAAAACCTTGTCCTCTGGTGCAGAGCGCAAAGTCAAACTTGAGTCTATTTGTTCTAGGCTGGGAGATCCATTTGCTTCTCAGTTTGACAAAAATATGTTTGCTACTTATCGGGAAAGGAGGTTATCAGGAGAATGGAATCCCAAGGGGAAGAAAAAACTTAGTGAAGCAACCGTTAATCGCGAGCAGTCATATCTACATGCTGTTTTTGCCGAACTGAAGCGCCTTGGGGAGTGGTCTGGTGAAAACCCCCTGACTGGCATTCGCAAGTTTCGTGAGGAAGAAAAGGAATTGGCGTTTCTGTATGTAGATGAGATTGAACGCCTTCTGATTGCGTGTGATGAGTCACGGAATAAAGATTTGGGGGTTGTTGTCCGTATTGGGCTTGCGACTGGTGCTCGGTGGAGTGAAGCTGAAGGATTAAAGCAATCTCAAGTGCTGCCCGGTCGAATCACATTTGTTAAAACTAAAGGAAAGAAGAACCGCACTGTACCGATTTCACCTCAATTGCAGGCTATGCTTCCTAAAAAACGAGGAGCGTTATTTTCACCATGTTATGAGGCTTTTGACGCTGCAATTAAGAGAGCGAAGATCGAGCTTCCTGATGGGCAATTAACTCATGTGCTACGTCACACGTTTGCCAGTCATTTTATGATGCGGGGAGGAAATATTCTTGTGTTGCAAAAAATACTGGGGCATAGCGATATAAAAATGACTATGCGTTATGCGCATTTTGCTCCAGGTCATTTAGAGGCTGCAGTTGAATTGAACCCTTTTGACAATAGAGGGTAAAAAGTGGCGATAAAAAGTGACAATAGATTCAAATGGCATCGTATAGAGCTATTTGCAAAGTTAATAAAATCATAAGGTTATGATTTATAAATGGTGGTTGATAGTTTTTAAAATCCCTCGGCGTTCGCGCTGTGCGGGTTCAAGTCCCGCTCCGGGTACCATGGGAAAGATAAGAATAAAATCAAAGCAATAAGCAGTGTCGTGAAACCACCTTCGGGTGGTTTTTTTGTATCTTCTTTCTCATTTCCGAAGATGCGTCCGAAGATGATTTTTCTCTGGACGCATCATCATTCATTTTCTCTGGCCACCAACTACGGGCACTACTTTAACTTTTCGGTCATATGCTGCTGTCTGTCGTGGGTTCTTATGCCCGGAAATTGCTTGCTTCTCTTCCAGGCTGCCTTCCAGATCAGAGATACCTTTTGCTTTCAGATCATGAAATGTGAAGTCTATTTGCAGATGAGGATATTTTTCCTGTGCCGCAGCTTTGACATCACGCCAACGAGAGTTAAAACCATCACGGGTGTACTTGCCACCGGTAGTTTGATGAATCACAAACAGACTACTGATTCCCGTTTTTAATGGCAGAGAACGAGCCAGAGCTATCGCTTTCTGCAGACGAGGCGACCAGGCTTTGATTTGCTTAACGCCGGTTTTTCCCTGACGAATGTAGATCCCGGAATCGAACAGTTGGTCTTTCTGCAATGAAAGTACATCACTCTGTCTGGCCACGCATAAGTAGGCAATCTCCATTGCCACGCGAACGACGTCAGGAGACACTTCATAAACGGCCTGATATTCTTCATCCGTAATATAACGTTCGCGAGCTGTCTCTTTAAACTGTTTAACTCCCTGACAAGGATTCCTCTGAACATAACCTCGTTCATAACCCCAACGGAATACCCGGGACATAAAGCTTTTTTCCCTGTTTGCCTGAGTTCGGCTTGATAAACCGCGTTGATCCATATAGCGCCGAATATGTTCAGGTTTGATTTTATCCGGGTCGATCTTCCCGAAGACAGGCAGAACTTTTCCGGAATATTTTGTGTAGTCTTTCCTGGTTTCGACTGCCAAATCCATAAAATCAGGGGAGGTCATGAATTGTTCCGCGAGCGCCTGAAAAGTATTTCTTTCTTTTTCGTCACCGACCGCTTTTTCATATGCCAGCCATACGGCTGATCGTGGTGCATCCAATGCGCACAGGCGTATCGCTTTGTTATCTTTATTCCTGAATTCGTAGGCCGCTTTGCCCTGGTAAACACGAGGCGGCATCCAGTTATCTGCTGGGTTCTTTCTCTTTCCGGCCATTAAATATTGCTCCAAAATCAGGTTCATCATCTTTTCGCGTCGTCACCTCCTGTAAATTGCGAAATTTTATTGGGTTCATGAAATGGCCCCAGGTTGTTTTTGGGTGTCCGTCAGCCCTTTCCATGAAGAAAATTCCAGCCCGGCGAAGAGCCTCACATTGCTTTGATTTAAGTGGGCTTCCCGTCAGCTCGACCATTTCTTCTCTGGTGATTATGTCGTGATCGCTTTTCATGGTCTTTCCTCATTATGTAGCTTATTGCGTCATCTGCCACATGGCAGGCACGGGCAATATCAGACTCGGTCAAAGTCTGTTTCCTGACGCTGGCCGACAGTCGGCCAATTTTGATATCAAATGCGGAGAGCAGAGTTGCTCCCGGTTGCCATCGCAGCATTGTGATCCTCCGGTTACTGGTGAATCGCAATGCTAGCGATGGTGAGTTTTTATTTCTGATTAGGCGTAATCAGTTCTGGTGGGGGGAATGCCGATTTCTCCCGAGTGACCTTAATGTTTTCTGGCAGGTGTAGCCCAAGTTCGCAGCGGCTCCGTGCTTCAATAATGCCATTGGTACCATCGGCAAGTACCAGGTGAACCGCGTCACCACGCTTTAATGTGAGTTTAAGCATTAGCGTATCCTCAGTGACCGTTCGCCGCGTTCCAGATGTGCGCCTGGTACCGGGTTTAATAACTCGGCTGGTGGTGTTTCTCCACGCGCCAGTATTTCGGCGGCAACCGCCTCCGCAGATTCAATCACTTCTTTAATGGCTCGCTTGTTTGGTGTAATAACCGTTTCTACATCAACAAGTGACACACCCTCATACTCGTCCGGGATCTTATCTTTGTTATCAATAATTACCCGGATAGCCCCCTGTGCATCAGTAAATGTGTTTTTTGCGGTTTTCAGTTTATCCAGGCCAGCAGCTTGCAGGCAGGCGAGCATATGCTTTCGAATTGCTTTTTCCTTGCCTTCAAAGGACGTCTTACGGGTAGCCAGGCGAGACATTTCTTCAGCGCAGGTATTGGCATTGCCCTGTAAATTGCGGCAGATGACCATCATGGCGTCCAGTTTGTCTCCCAGTTCTCCTTCCATACCTTCAAGCGTGTCGGCGATCATCTCTGGCGTCAGTTCGTCGGAGGTTTCTAACAGGTCAATCAGACTGGCATATTCTTTTGCAATAGCGATAGCAGTGCTCATGCGGTTTGCTCCTGTGCAGCGGTAAGGGCGGCGAGGCGTTCAGTTTTAATGTCGGTGATACGGCGCAGGCGCGATCCCAGATACGATGAATATTCTTTATCGCCTTTGGCTTCCGCTGCTTTCCTGTGTACATCCACTTCGCGGGCGATGAGGCCAAATACCTTGTTTACTTCGTTGGTGGTTACCGCGGCGGCCAGCGTATTGGCAACGTTGATAAGCTCCTCATCCAGTTCCTTACGCAGACGGGTAGCATCTTCCGCATTCTCGCTGGCATTCTTGATATCAAACTCAGCTTTATTCCTCTGGCGGTATTCCGGATTGTCGTACAGGCCCATGAAAATATCGGCGCTGAATCCGAGAGGGGATAGCGCTTTCTTAACAGCATCCGTCCAGGATTTCTTCGGCGCTTCGCCGTCGCTTGTTGGTCCGTATTTAGTGTCGTAGATATAAGGTGTGCATCCGTAAGCCTCGGACTCACCGCGTACCCCATTCAATATGTACCAGACTCTCACTTTCATGGTGTGGTGCATTTCACATAGGTACCCGCCAACACCGTCTTGAATCAGATCCCATTCTATTTTTTCACCAACCTGTTTTTTACGAACTATCGGTGCGCCTTTATCAAAGCGCTCCTCCAGCACCTCTACACCCCAGCCAATACCAAACGGCCCAAATTCGCGAGTCGCTTTCATCGCTATATAAGTGCCGTTGATGGATGTGCCGCCGCCGTTCTGAGAGAAAGCACTGGTGAAGCGCTCATCGGTTTTGAATACGTTCTTCCACAATGCCAGGTTATCCGTGTCGCCGGAGTCCTTTAACTCCGTTTCGATAGCTGAGATTGCATTCTGCCGCTTGTGCTCTTCGGTATGGATCCGCTCAACCAGCGCGTCAACGTTCTGCACCAGATCCTTTACCTGCTCGCTAAGTTGTTCTTGTGGAGGAGTCTCTTCTGCCGGGGTAGTAATAGCTGCAGGTTCCCTCTGTGATACGGCGTTATTTTCAGGTACGTCATACACATGGCGAGGCGTGACAAACTGCTCACGCAACTGCTGCAAACTACGTTCTCCAGCATTTGCTGTTTCGCTTTTTTCGCCCTGATTTGAGGGTGTTTCTGACATCATCCCATCAATTGAGAATCGTCCGCCGCCGTGGTTGATGACTTTTACATCATCCTTTGGTGCTGCTTCCTTTGGCTTCTCTTCAACAGCATTTGCATCACGCTGCCCGTTAGCTTGCAGCCAGTTATCGATGTGATTGCGCAGGGATTGCGGGAAGTGGTACGTGTCTTTTGCGGGGGCGCTCTGAATAACACCGAATACTGATGCGCGGTCATAGGCAAGGATCTGATCCGTTGTGCGCAAGGCCATTGACCAGCGTTTAAAATCTTCCCTGTCCTGACTGATTATTTCGTCTGCCGCTTTCAGGATGCTGGGGGTGATTTTTTCCGGGGCAACAGGTAACAGGGCGCAGGCAATTTCACGATCCAGAGTGGCGTGAGTCTGTTTGTAAGGACGTGCGGATGCTGTTTCTGGTTTTATCTCCGGCAGCATTTCATCGCGTTTACCGGGATTCTCTACCCATTTTTTTATAAATTTGGAGATAGTCCAACTGGTCGGGTTTTGTTCCTGGGTATCGCAACTTGCCAAAATTGCATGTACCAGATTATTCAATCCAGCAATATGCATGTACTCGATGGGCTTACACGCCACCATGGCATCAAGAACGATGCGGTTAAACGCGTCAACCTCATCCTCACTGTCAGTATCACTGTTATCGAGCATCTCCAGGTATTCACGCGTCTGCGCAAGCAATTCACTGTCGACTTCGTTGGCGTCGTGGCTGAACAGCAGAACGGCGGCGAATCGTTCACGAGCCGGCAGTTTCATCAGGTCGCTAACCTGTGAGATATCTGCTGAACTGCAATCTGAATCAACAGGAGTGTTAACTACCCATTTTTCGCCATCAAAACTGTGTTCTGTGGCAAACGTCTCATCAAACTCACCGACGCCTGGGCGCGGTTGGCCCGGGGCATCTTCCCAGATTTTAGGTTTGAAATAGTTGTCGCCGTGGTCAGGGTAGGCTTCCCACAATTTGCCGATGATGATGTTCTCGGCAACTTTTTTGTTAGGGGCGGCGATGGCGATGGCCAGCGCCGGGATCGCGCCGTTTTTGAGCGCGCCTTTTTTCGCTTCTAACAAGCCGTTAAAAATGGTCATTGGTCTTTCCTCATTACAGGTCAGTGGTTTTTAGTAGGGGAGCTCATCGGTATCTGGCGTGTATTCGATGCAAAGTAACTGCTGGATTTTGTCATCGATAGCAGCAATACGCTGTTGGGCGTCGGCGACTGTTTTCTGTTTTTGTTCACGCAGTTGCTCGACCTGTAAACCGATGATGTCGATTGGCTCGGGCTGGTTAACGGTAATTTCAATTTCGCGGCTTTCCAGAAGGATGTACCTGTCTGGAAAATTTTTTGACATATCAACAGTCGCAACAAGCAGCTTTTCGTGGCTGAAAGTTGAAGTTGCATAATGAATAAAGAGTGTTACTGGGATGGTGCGCGCTTCCATAGCGACTCCTTGGTAATGTATACTCAGAGCCGATCAGCGAATATTGATCAGCTTCCATAGCGTCAGTGTCGTTGGTCTTTCCTCATCACAAGTTTGGTCACTTGTGATAAATCCGAATGGTTTGGTCGCCGTTCGGGGTAACTGGCCCGCCTTGTGCGGGTCTTTTGCTATCTAAAGGGTGCCGGTTACGTTTCCGGCGTCGTTATGTTTCCATTACGACCGTACAGGGCTGGTCAGGCCCGGGCTGGTCTTTCCTGTTTTGAGCTGGTCAGGCTCATGGTCAACGCTGGTCAGGCGTGGTACTTCCTCCGGTCTTTCCCTGGTGTCACGCTGCGGGTTTGGCCTCTCCTGTTGGGGACTCAGGCACAGCGATAAAACCTGGCTGTGTGAAAAAATGGCCCATCGTGCGGACTGGGCAAAGACTAAACACAGCAAATTGATGATGGGCGCCCGGAATCGAACCGGGTAACGGGCAGGGAGTTCCCGTTAAACACCTGTTCACCACAACCGGGAGCGCACTCCGCCATTTCAAAATTTAACGACAAAGCTCAAAGTTGAGTCGATGAAGTGCGCTCTCGTGTTGTAGCCAGGACTCTTCCCTGGTGGTCACACCGTATCGCCTTGATGGTGAATCAATCGCTCATACCTGGCTGTGGCTTGCACATTCCGGCTACCTGCTATGGAGACAACGCGTTAAGGCTCCGCTTCCATCCAGACCGCTTCGACACATGTGCCATATGCCGGTGAAGTCTTTCCCTCTGTCACCGTGTTGGCGCCGACGCGCAAAATTTGGTGCCGTCTTTCCGGCTGTCAGAACTTGTTTCTGAACAACTGCCGCTGGGTAAGCGTTGTTGATGAAAGTGACTTTACAATTTGTATTTGTAATGGTCAATGTGTTTTTAAAAAATAATTTGTAGTGAGGGGCAAAAAAAATATTCACTGTGTAAAGGTGTTTTTGTGTTAGGGGAAAGTTGCATGCCAGCAGCGGCTGGCCTGGAAATTTGAACTGAACTATTTTGTCTGGTTTTTGGCTTCAAGTAGTTCTTTTAGCAGTAGATCGAAGTGCTCTCTTTTTTCTTTTAGCTCATTGATTAATTTATTTTTTTCGCTCTCAGGCAGTCCTCTGAATAGTTGCAGTAGAGCCTGTTCTTGCGGGGTTAGTTCTTGATTGTAATTACCCGGGTGTAGTGTGGATTCATCCAAATATTCCCCTTCATTCATGAAGAAAAAATGAACAGGGTATCCGGTCACTTTTGCTAGCTTGTCTAATTTATCTTTTCTTGGAGTTACCCCATTACACCATGCCTGAACTGATTGAGCCGTAACCCCAATATGGCGAGCTAACTCAGATTGAGACCAGCCTAAGTCTTTTAGAATCCGTTGTAGTCGGCTAGCAAAAGCCATGTTTTTCGTTTTTGTGTTCATACCGTAAGGATACAAGGTTTAATTGTAGGGAGCATTGCAAATATAATTTGTAATTACAGTTATTGTTTGTAATGATGACGCGGACACAAGGAGTCCATATGGATAAACAACTGCAAGACAAAATTCTTTCCGTAATGAGTCAATCCGAGTTAGGGCGGCGATTAGGGAAAAAACCACAAACGGTAAGCCTCTGGTTCAAAGGACGGGTTCCCGGTGAAGAGGTTTTGCGCACATCTGAAGCTCTTGAATGGCGCGTGACCCCTCATGATCTTAGACCGGATCTTTACCCAAACCCAGATGACAGCTTGCCTAAAACGGAAGCAGCTTAACTGTTGGTGAGCCCCAAATCTGATTAAGCGTAATCAATTTTTAGCGACAGGAGACGCTATGGAAAACCAAGAGGAATTACAAAAAGAGATTTTGACCTGGGCGGCAAGGGCAGGGCAGGAACTCGTCACGATTGAAATCTGCCGGGCCTGGTTCAGTCAGGGACGCAATGATGAGTTGAGACTACATGAATTTGAGGACGCGGACGGCAACGTGGACTGGAGAGCCATCAACAACAATCGGCAGAAAATCTTTCGCTGGTTACGTGGCGAGACAACGGCGGCGCGCCGAAAAACTCAGGTGCTGGCCAGTGTGATGAAAGCCGTGCTACCCGCAGAACGGCGGGCACGTCTGGAGTCGCCGGGCGATCCCGTTTTGCTGGCAACGCTGGCGGCAAAAGAAGGGGTGGAAGCGATTAACGCTGTACATCTCCACTTCGCGCCAGAGTTAACTATTCAGGAAATTGACGAAGCAATAGCGGCGCTGGTAGCGACGCGAGGAGCAGTGATACGCACTGCGCAAGACCACCATGCATGAGCGCCTGACCAGCGTTTAACTTATACCGAGGAAAGACCGATGTTAAGACATATTGACCGCATTACCTGGCGTAACGGCTGGCACCTGAATGGACGCCCGGCACATGTTGCAGAGATCCGCCCCATATTCGATGGCCGCGTCGCAGCTGCACGTTCTGTATGGGAAAAGTACGAAGAAGAAAAAGCGAAACTGCGTGAGCAAAATCTCTCTGGCGCTGCCTATGAGGCTGGCTGTCGCGTTCTCTCAGAGGCTTTGGGCATATGAACATCCTCCCGTTACTTGATAGACCCATAGCCTTCCAGAGAAGTTTTATCCGTCTTGAAATGGGCGTGACTGCCGCATTGTTTCTGTCGCAGTTGACGTACTGGACAAACAGAACAACTGACGACGGCTGGGTATATAAAACCCAGGATGAGTGGGAAGAGGAAACAGGGCTTTCACGATACGAGCAGGAGGGCGCGCGCAAAAAACTACGTGGTCTCGGCATCTTGCTGGAACGTAAACAGGGCTTGCCTGCCAGGCTGTACTACAAAATCGATAATGATGTGTTGTGCCAGCTACTTACGTCCGCATACAAGGATGCGGAAAAACCACATACAGGTGAGGGGAAAACCACCAGGCCTGTACGTGGAAAACCAACAAACATTCTTACAGAGAATACTACAGAGATTATTACTGATGGTGAATCGGTTGACGCCGACACCCAACAACCTGCCGACCAGAGAATAAATTATCAGGTGATACTCGATACCTATCACGAGATTTTGCCAGAGATGCCACCAGTGAAAATCCTCACTGACGGCAGAAAAAAACACCTTCGCACTTTCTGGAAAAAATTCAATTTCAATGAGTCCCGTTGGCGGGCCTATCTGGAATTTATCGGTGGCAATTGTCGCTGGATGCTGGAGGACAGGCCAAATGGCAGGGGAGGATTCTGGCGGCGTAAAAATCTTGATTATCTGATTACCGAACGCTGCTACGTTTCGGTCAAGGAAGAACGCGCAAATGATAAATAACGCGATTGCACTGTACAGCGTTGACGCAGAACAGGCTGTTCTGGGCTGTCTGATGCTGAATACCGACCACGACAGAACCAATGCGGTATTTGCGTTACTGAAACCGGAAACGTTTTATATCAATGCGCATCAGGTTATCTACCGGGAGATCAAAGGATTATTTCAAGCTGATAAACCAACTGACCTGATAACACTGACCGAACTGATGGAATCGAAGGGGCTGTATGAGCGCGTGGGGGGATTCGCATACCTGGCTGAAATGAGTAAGGCGGCGATTCCGGCCTCAATGGTCAACTACGCGAAAATTGTACGTGAAAAAGCCATTCTTCGTTATGCCGTGGAAAAGTTGAATTCTTGTCTGGAGATTATGATCCAGCCTGCAGATATGACTGCTACTGACAGGATCACCGCCGTTCAGCAAGTGATTGGGCAGGTGGCCGAACATTCCCGTACCGGGCATAAGGGCGGTTTGCGTCCGGCAAGTGAAGTCGTCGATGACTGGATAGATGACCTTGAGCGCCGTTTCAATGATCCAGCACATGCAGCCGGACTAACGCTCGGAATCGAAAGCCTTGATCGCTTAATGGCACCAAAGCAGGCGTTAAGAGGTTCATTGGTCGTTATTGGTGCCCGGCCAAAAATGGGCAAGACAGCCGCGTTTAATAAAATTGCGGTGCATTTTGCTCTGAATCATCGTTTGCCGACGCTGGTATTTAGCCTGGAAATGACTGACAGAAGTCTCATTGAACGCATGGTTGCGCAGGAAGCAAAGGTCAATTCGGAGATTTTTTATCTTGGCCCTAACGATGAATCTGAATTGAGTCTCGCAATAGCAAAGGCGGGGGAGATTGCCGAATCCAACATGATGATTGACAGCACGGCAGGTGTAACCCTTGCGCATATTGTCGCTGAATGTCGAAAAGTTAAACGGATGCGTGGCTCGGTTGGCCTGGTGGCAATTGACTATTTGACGCTGATGAAGACCGAATCGGCAGAGCGTAGGGATATTGCGTATGGCGATATCACAACCGGTTTGAAGAACCTGGCAAAAGAGCTGGATTGTGTTGTGGTCCTGCTGACGCAACTCAACCGAAAGCTTGAAGAACGTGCCGATAAGCGGCCTAACCCGAGCGACAGTAAAGATACCGGGCAGATCGAACAAGATTGCGATGTCTGGATTGGCCTCTATCGTGATGCTGTTTATAACGAAAATGCCGACCCAAATCTCATGGAAATGTTGCTACGTCTGAACCGCGAAGGACCATCGGGAACAGCCTACGCCCTGATGAAAAATGGCTCAGTTATTGATATCAGCGATGAGGAGGTTTATCGCCGTACCAACGACCGCTCAGAAAAAAATAAACGTTATTCCCGTAGCGATAATTCTCGCACAAATGAATTTTAACCACGCCTGACCAGCGTGAAATAACCGAGGAAAGACCAATGACCACCACTCCAGGCAAATTAGAGTACCCGTCGGACAAAGGACACATAGACGACGGTAAAAACTATCTCGACGTCATTTTGTGGAATATGAACGTCGGGCCACGTGCGCGCACTCGCGCGGTTTTTGTGCCAAGACCTAAAGCAGGCAATTTTTCAACCCCTGCTAAGCCTGCCCGTCAGGCATCCGTAGCCGCAGCGCCAGCAGTGAAACGTAAGGGCAAAACGCACACCGGGATCGCGATTCGCAGAAATGGTGAGCGGCAAGTGAAACTCCACGAAACAGCGACAACCTGGTGTGCCTCACCGCATGAAACTTACGACAAGATAACCGGGCAGCGCATTGGCGCGCCTGGTCGCTGCCGCCTGCTGCTGAGTTCCATCACTCCGATAGCAAAGAAAGGGGCGTGATATGGCCGGGCAATCAGATTACCTGCCGCCCGGCTTACCACACAACCGCGCCAAATGGCCCCAGGAATACCAGCTTAAAGAGCACTACGACATGCGAGCGGCGGCGCTGATCCGCCAACTCTTTGAGAAACGTATTCCGAGGGGAAGCGTGATTGAGCAAATCGGAATGACGCCGGATACGTACCGGGAATTTTTCAGAGAGCGTCTGAACTACTGGAGAGGGGTGATGGAACAATGAAATACAAACGGTGGGTGCGTGCGGAAGTCGTAATCATCAAACAATGTGCGGGCAGCATGACAGTTGAACGTATAGGGCAGCTTATTGGCAGAACCGGTGCAGCGGTACGCACAAAAGCGCGCGAGCTGAAAATCTGTATGTATCTGCGGGGTAATTATCACCAGTCAGCGAAATACTGCCAGGAGGATATCGAGCTGGCAAGGGAATTACATCAGTCGGGTATTAATCGCCAGGATATCGCAGAAAAACTCGAAATGCCTATCGGAGCGGTGAATCAGTTTGTTTATTTTGAGCGGAGAATTTCATGAAAGAACTTTTTCTTGCATTTGTGCCCCGGTTTATTAATGACCAGATCGCACTGACTGATAATGGTGAACAATATGAAATTGCCTGCAGCATGGTGGATGTGAATCCTGGCGAACGGTATGACGCGATGTGTGACCTGAAAATATTTACCTGGCTGGGTTGGGCTATTCCGTGTGGAGAACCAACCAATATTCGCCCGTTTGAGGGCAGGGAGGCTGTTTGAGTGAATTGAAAATACGTCGCAAGGCAATAGCACGCGTTAAAAATCCATTACCAGTGCCCGCCGAATGCCATTTTTGTGGTGGGAATGTACGGATTGGTACGTATGTATGGTGATTGCGGAGTGACGTAAAACGAATCTTTGTGGGTGTAATATCGTCAATATCATTGGTTTCCCGGAGGGAAAGGACATGTTTGGCGATAAACTGGAGTTACCACGGAACGGGCGGATAGTGCTCTATATTTCAGATTACAAAGTAACCAGGGCTGAGGTGTTGGAACCGGAAAAACATCTGGTCACGTTACCGGACATTATTGAGTTGTATAAGCGGGTCGGATATGTGGACTTGCATCGCGATGATGTTCCCGTTGAGTGTATGGAATGTGAACACCGGAGGTTTGAAGTTGATTGAATTGACTTAGAAAAAGTCCGGGGCTATAGTTTCCGCGCAGCCGCAAAATCGGTTGCCGGGATTGGCGTCCCGGATATCTAAGTGACGCATAGCCGCGTTAGCGGTTTTTTTATGTGTTAGGCACGGCCACATTCGCATTATGGTGGGCTGTGTGGGGGCTTCTGTGGAAGCGCCGGGTTCACTTAGCCGGTTACGCCAACCCTGCACAGTTCACCACCAGATGATTGGCGTCGCTGGTGGTGATGAAAAAAACACTAAGTGAGGCCACTGCGATGACAATCCAAATATCTGCGGAATCCCTTTCTCCGCTACATCATAACCAACTTCCCGTCATCACTACTGAATTGCTTGCCAGTTTGTATGGCACGGAAGTAAATGGTATCCAGCAAAACTTCAAGCGCAACATCGCCAGATTTGTCGTAGGAAAGCATTTTTTTAAGCTGGAAGGTAATGAATTACGCGACTTCAAAAACAGACTGACAGATAGTCAGTCAGTTGCTAAACATACCCGATCCCTCATTCTCTGGACAGAACGCGGCGCAGCTCGCCATGCCAAAATGCTGGAAACAGAACAGGCCTGGGAAGTTTTCGAAAAGCTGGAAGATTGTTATTTTAGCCAGCGTCCAGAGAGGCGGAGTACAACTACCGATGACCGTACTCCCTTACGTGATGCCGTTAATATGCTGGTCGGTAAGAAAGGCATGATGTATCCCGATGCCTACACCATGATTCATCAACGCTTCGCCGTCTCTCACATAGAACAACTGTCACAGACGCAAATGTTAGAGGCGATTGAATACATCCACTGCCTGCTACTCGATGAAAATCAGCCAACCATTCCGGATTTTTCTTTTATCACCACTATCAAAAATGGAAAAGTGACCAGGATGCGCCATGTTGCCAAAGGCGAACATCTGATGACTTTTGACGCTTTCAAAGAGATCGCTGAGCGGGCAGGGTATCTGGTGATCCACAGCGACAACCTGCGAAGTATGACACTGGATAAATTGATGGTAATGGGGAAAAAGTCGGCTATATCCGTTGCTAATTCAGCATTTTGACAGGTTGTTTGGGGCGGAAATACTCTATTTGCGTTTAAAAAGGTATTTGACCACGACCAGCACGAGACCGAATACCTCTGTCAAAGTACCGCCCATATAAAACAGTTAAATATGCACTTGATGACTAAGCTGGCACCAGGTTAACACCTGGCGCCAGCTTGAAGGAAACTTCAGTTATTGGTTTCTGAGGAAAGCGATTCTTGAAAGGGTCATTTGCGTCTGGCAATCGACCATTTTCTTGACTTCAGCATCTGTTCCCTGCATTGAAACTTTACCGCACATAGCATCCTTAGTTTGATACGTCCCTTCACAAGTTTTATTCTGCTAATGGTAACCATGACCGCAGCAAACACGATCCCCGAAATATTCATTACTGCCATATATTGGCTACGATCTAAAATCCAGTTCCATTCCGAAATCAAATCCGGGAGAATATCTCACAGGAGACATAGCACCTTTTTTTCTGAGATCATCAGGGATCTTCTTACCTAAATAAAGCTGTGTAATCTCAGGAGGTGCAGCCCTACCCCGGAACCCAAAGCGGGAACTTTGCGTAGCTTCAAATTCATCATCCGCATCCCATGATGGTATCTCTGGAAAATTCTCACGGGTAGACTTGAGCCACTCATCTGCGATATATACACCCCTCACAATTCCTCTTACTGTCGCCAGTATGACCTCTGCCTTACGAGCGCGTTCAAGGCTGACACGCCAGCTAAAACGTACAGCATCATAGAGGTCAATATCCTTTGAGCTCCTGTTAACCGATATCATTAGGGTTTTATGTTGGAACGTAATTGTTTCAGGTTGGTACGTAGCGATTAGTTCTTTGATGTGTGCAGCACCGAACTCGTTACTGCCAGCACCGTTCATGATGTTAGTCAAGCCGGGATAGGCGTCTATGAGTGCTGCTTCAACTTCGTAAGCCGTCTTTTCTTCAGCTATACCGTGCCGATGTATAACATGGATAACTTCAAGACCAGCTAATCTGATCTCCCGAAGTTGTTTGAGTTTGTTACTCAGTAACTCATCATCATCCACTGCAGCAACCTCACCGCGCATATGGGCAAAGACACGATTACCTTTCCCTTTCCCTACGTAGAACGTACTACCATCTCTCGGGTCAATCAGGCGGTAGACATACCAGCCAAGATGCTCGATTACTCCCGGTGGAAATTCATTAACATCCATATAACGACACCTAAAATTTAACATTTAAATCGCAAAATATACACAATTATGTCAATTGACAACTTATAGTTCCCACTAGTTAGCATTAAGATTTTTACAGTGAGGAATAATCAATGTCCGCTCCTGGCACAGAGTGGACGAACAACTGAAGACCCGCTGTGAGCGAGGAGCGGACATTTAGTTGGCCGGCTTAATTAGAATGTAGTGAGGAACTGGGGCATAACTTCGCAACTGCACAGCCCCCCACTAAGAAAAAGTTCAGTGCTAATTGAACGGCGACGATCTGCTTGACGTGCTGAAGACTTTTCAGTCACGCTCTGACAAAATTTTCGATAAAATTAAATAGTTTCAATGGTATGATAAACAAATACTCTGGAATTGGGGTAAGGCCAGGGTGTCACCACCCCGACTTCCCCGCGGTTAAAACACGCTACCCTGTATGGTTAAATATTGAGGATATATGGCAGCAGAAACAGTAGTCACAGATGCAGCAGGTACATTAGATACAGCAATAACAATAATAGGTTTTATTGCCACAATAGCCTCATTAGTACTCGCCATTGGGGCTATTTGGCTTTCTTTTGTTTTTTATAAAATGTCGAATGAGGCTTCTAAAGAGACAACTAAAGCAGCAAAAGACATCCAGGCAAGTGTCGAACGACTGGAAAAAATATTTGACAAGTTATATTCAGATACATTCTCTATGATGAGAGATACGGTAACGGATATGCGTCAGCACATATGGAAAAAACCCCATGCAGGAAGCTCTGATGAGATCCTCAACAATGAAGAAAAAATAAACAAACTCAAGAACCGCATTAGTCAGGAGATTATTTGTATCGTTGATGAAAAGCTTAAGTCCAATGGAGATAATGAAACTAAAATCAAAGAATTAGAGAGTAAGATTAAGAAAGTTCTTGATAGTGGAATACAAAAAACCATTCGTTCACAAGCAGTACCTACAGTCTTAATGCGTCGTAGAGCACTAAGTCTGATAAGGCGATATGAAAAGATTAAAGTGGAAGAACTATTGAGAAAAATGAACATTCTGTTCTCAGAAGATCATTCTTTTAACGATAATGAGTTCATGGAAGCATTATTTAATCTTCGTGAAAACGGATTGATAACATGGACCGGTCCCTCCGGAAGGATATCCTTAAACGACTATCTTATTTATATTGGCGATGGCGAGAAGAATAAAGAGGCCAAGGAATAGCTTGCAAAATTTCGTTATTGTAAAGAGGCCGCAGTGAGATAGATTCTTGCTGCAGCCATTTTCATGAAGTGAACATTTTTAATGAGCTAGACTTAGCCATTCACTCTGCGCTTTGACATGTCCGCTTTTGGCACGAAGCGGACAAGTTACCTGAGCTGAAGGTCCGCTGTGAGCGATGAACGGACATAACGACTCACTAATGACTAATTTGCTAACCGCTTCCGACCCAAAACTGTCGGTTGCATGATAATTAATCCAGCAAGCAAATTCATAGTCATTGCTATATGTTACTGGGATTATTAAAAGGGATAATACTGGCCAATCCGTCATCAACATCAAGACCATAGGTAACCGCTATTTCTGCCAGAGAGTTACCACACTTTTGTCGCAGTTTAAAAAGGGCTCGCTCAAGTATGGATATTTGAACAGGATGATCAAGTTGGATAAAGTGAGGGGAGCCAACGCTGTCACAGAATTCTTGGCATGCTTTTCTCATTTTCCTTAATTGTTTTGCTAAATGTGAATCGCTCGGCAAACCTTGTAGGACTTTAGTCAATTCAGATCTAATGTTGATAACACTCGAAGTGCAATGACTAGCACCCTCCATGTCGACAGGATTGAAAAGAACGCGCTTGTCCTCAAGAAAAATGACGAACTTCTTCGCTTCGTCAGTTTCTATTATTGGAGCATTCCACTGAATCCCGAATATGGGACAGCTAAGGCCAGTAATATTTTTATAGATTTGTTCAAATTTCAAAAGTCACTCCTTGGATGGACTCTGAGCATATAAAACGCCATACTGATAAACGGACTCGGTTCAAGTAATCTGTTAGATAGCATAACTCGGAACCACTGTAAAAATAGTTGTTAACATACCTAAAAGTGACAGCGGAGGCAAGATTCCCTCAGCCGGAGCGATAAATTAGGCATAAGTTATACACACACATTAGTAATAGTCACTAAAGATATTCTAATTTTTTATGCCGACTTAATATGATTTCCCGTCAATCAGGTTAGCGGCCGCTCCTGGCACAAAGCGGACGAGGTAACTGAGCTAAAGGTCCGCTGTGAGCGAAAAGTGGACATTAGAGTTACAAAAGTAAGTTTAAATCATCCAAAATATTACAATATCCTTATCTATCTGATATCGTTATGATAAAAAGTTCCTGAATATAATCGATAGTAGGTGGTTATTTTCCATGAAATCAATTTTAGAGGTTTTTACTCAAGGAAATACTAAAGAAAAACTGGCTGTTATCGCTGATCTCACAACCATTGCGGGAATATCGATAGCAACTATTATTGCTGGTTTGTTAACCCTAGTTGCAAAAACAGATAAACTAGATGTTGGAAATCTATTTGGAGTTGTCATAATATCTCTGCTCGGATTGGCTGGTGTTTGCTGTTTTATGGCCTTATTTATTTGGGTTATAACCCAAATGTCTAAACCATGGGGAACACCTCGGGGGATTCAGTCCTTAGTTAAGTGTGCTATTTCCCTTATCTTTATCTGTATTTTTTTGCTGGCTGTCTTTACATTTTATGAGGTTATTTCTTCGATGAGAATACTCTATTGAATATAAAATCAGCTCTCATAACTTAAAAGAGGCCTTCTATAAGGTCTCTTTTAATTGAATTACCATCCTATTAATCCAGAGAATCTTTATCATCACAAAATAACAAACATTGGAGATAATTAATAAACTAATCATCCTCAAGATCATCTTTATCTTTACAAAGCGAGTGTCAGTATTCATCCTAACATCAAGTGCAGAATGGAGTATTTTATGTATCTTCATGCCGCTTGCACGCTTTATCTCGTTTTTTGTAGGTGGTGTACTATCTCTAAATGACCATTTATATGGTGTAAAACTACTGACTTTAGAGGGCTATGATCTACATAGTTCTTCTAACCATTATTCTCCAAATAAACTTTACAACGTCCGCTCCTGGCACAGAGCGGACTGTCATATTAAATTTGGCTCCACGCCATAGATGTGTCAGCTCATATCTTATCTAATACACACAATAACTTTCTCATTCTTGGAGAATTATTTTTTTAAGAGTAGGTGTTGACGTTAGAGCAAAAGAATGGTGATTTTTTTGATGTGTATTACGTTGGAACTGATGGGAATAACTATCTGTTTTCAACGCACTGCTAATTTATCAAGGCCCTTTGATCAAGGCCTTCGAAAGACTGTTGGACTGAGAGAGTTACTTGCGTTTAAAAAGGTATTTTGTCACGACCAGCACGAGGCCGAATACCTCTGTCAAAGTACCGCCCATGTACAACTGTAGTGTTAAATCCTCAAATTCCAGCTTACCTGCGCCGTCGGCAATAAATACACCATTCATTATCAGAAGTTGGAAAGCAAGGATAATCAGGAACCATTTCCCGTATCGTTTTTTTAGAGCGATTTCTGCTTCAAAATCTTTGTTGTTGAGTTGTTTGCGCTCATGCTCGGTATCAAGTGAATTCACCTGTTTCACAGATGTGAACTCGGTCAAGATTTTACTCTCAGTACGGGTGACTTGTTGAGAGGGTGTAACAGTTGGAATTCTTTTGCTAGATGCAGCTACAGCCATTTTGCGAGCTTCGGCAGCTCGTTTTCTGGCTATTCCGCGAATACGGACAGCCGTTTTTTTGGGGGCGTGCGAAACCTTTGGCTGAGGTGAAGCTTCGTCAGGAGACTGAACCGGAGTTTCATCGTCCTCCGGCTCAACCTCTTCTGCTAACTGGCGGTGTAGGTTGAGGGAATCCTTCAGTCGGCGTGCAACTTCCTGTTTGAAACGGCTGTTAAAATCATCATCCGATGGCATTTTAAAGCGTTACCCCAACCTCAAGTTCTTTAAACGATAAGTCATCGCATCGTCAGATACGCCAAAATAATGCGCCATTATATAACTTGGTTGACCGTCAGCGTGCAGTTTTCTGACCTCATCAACCGGCATCAGAAGTTCTGCTGCGAACTTGTTCGCAAAAATTTCATCAGGATGCGTTCCGGCGCTTGCGGTTTCGCCACGTAAATCAACGTACTCATATTCATCGCTATGCGATGCTTGCCGGGCGATGTAATGCCCCAACTCATGCCCACATGAAAAACGTTGACGAACTTTGTTGTCATCACTGTTTAGAAAGATCGCTGGATCTTGATCTTTTTGTTTAATCAGTGCGCCAGAAACTTTCCCAGGAAGATCGGTAATAAAAACATCTAATCCCATGTCGTGAGCAATTTTCGCTGGATCAACAGGGAAACCACGCCCGCACCAGAACGTGTCCAGCACTCGCCGGGCGTGCTCTCTTGGGTTGGTAGCCATAGCTCCTCCAGTTACTGCATTACGATTATTGGTTGAAATATAGACAGCATGTTCCGTACCACATTCCTGTAAAAGTGCAAATTCTGCACTTCTGGTACGATATTAACTGTTAGTAGTAAAGTCTTCCAGATAAATCACTTTAAAATCTTGTGAATTGCTTGCTTTTTACGCTGTATTGTGGATGGTTCAATGTTTCCAGTAAAAACATACATGATAATCATGAGTTTAGTGTTTTTTTAGGCGTCCATATGTTTCTGAAAAATACAGGTCTAACCTGATCTTATCGTTGAGATTTTTTGTACTCAGTATGCGTGAACGATTCGACCAGGTGACTGTGTACGTGAAGAAGACCGCCCTTAATATTTTAAATGTGCAACCCCTCAGAAGAGGGGCTACTCTCACTTCTGCAGTATCTCGCCAATACCTGCCAGATTCTCGTCCATCTTGTCACCGTTTTCGATAAGGATGGAGTTGAGCCGATTCAGTTGCATAGCAATTTCAAGTTTGATTAAGGTATCCACCGATACACCAGTTTCTTTTGCTAACTTAGTAAGAGCCGCAGCTCGATTGGCTAAATTAAAATCATCGAACTCATAACGACTTCTGCACGGCTGGTTGCCTAACGTACCCATAGTGATTCCTCATGATATAAAGACCCAACAATATAAATTACCAGGCACATCATAAGATAGGGTTCCAGCCCATATTTTCAAATATTTGCAAGTATCACCGTTCAGTCTAAAAAGTTGGATGATGATTTAACGAGCCATAACAAAACCCTGCCTCGGAGGTTTTTTCTTTTTTATAGAACTCAGCGGCGTGAAAACGAATAATAAATTGTGCAAATAGTGCAGTTTTTATTATTCGAGGTAATTATGAAAACCTTCTATGAGGACTGGCCTGAAACTTTCGTTAGCCGGTTAGATATGTTACGGGCGTTGGATGATCGCGGTTCGACCCGGAGGCTCTATCTTGAACGGACCGGGGCAATATTTGACGCTCTGGCAGAAGAGATACGTACAGTCGTTGCCGGGCATCCTGAAATCGACGTGAGTGAACTTGATATCGGGCCGCTGTATCGCTATTACAAACGTGGAGAAAAGGGGAATCCGCTGGCTGACTTACTTATTGAGTTGGCTCCACCAACTTGTGAACGGGTTCGTATATCTCCTGAAGTGTACATAATCCCGTATCTGTTTTTTGCACTGTTGATAGCGCAAGGCGCTGACAACGATGCCCGCGATTTTTTCAATATGATGATGCGACCGTTAATCATCGCCTACCGTTTCAAACAACTGGCGCGATACTTGGGAACAAAGGGCGGAGGACGACCACAGCACAGATTAAAAAGCGAAGCCATTGAACTGGCTGATCGTTTTTTTACTGAAAACCCGACAGCGCCATTATCGCGTGGCGTGCAATACATATCCGGTATTTTTGTGGCGAAATACTCTGACCCACCTGCAGCGTCGACGATTAGAAAATGGTTAATTCCAATTTACAGGAGTGATAAATAATGACCATAAACGGTTTAATCCCCTATAAAACCGTTTAATAAAATTCACGACGTGAATATAATTGTTCATTATTCCCTCATTGTATTTGGCGTTATGACAAATGCCATAAAATACTGTATAAATATACAGGTTGTGGCATTGGGGGGAAGACATGAATATTCAAGAATCTATAGGCGAACTACCGGAAACATGCCGGGCTGTTATCAAGCGTAAGGACGGACACATCGTTGGTGTGCGTGTTCTGACCGATGATGAGCGGATTGCCAGCCTGATGGCGTTTCTCGAGTTGGCAGAAATAGCTGGATATACTATTACACCCCCCTGACGCGTAAAACACGGTATAATATCGGTGCTGGATTGAACACCCGGCACCATTTTCTGAACACTGCCGCGCCACCTGGAGTTAACCATGGCGCAGCATTCATTTATCAGGGTATCCGGCGGTTCGCTAATACCCGCGACACCAGACACGCAACGCTGGTTGACTGAACGAGTCAAACCAGGTGCTGTTGTGTATGCAGATTTCAAACAGGCGCGTAATCCCGCGTTTCATCGTAAATTTTTCTCACTTCTCAACCTGGGCTTTGATTACTGGCATCCGTCCGGAGGGGCTATTTCTCCTGCGGAGCGCGAACTGGTTCACGGCTACGTTAAGTTACTGGCGTATTACGGTGGACACGGTGATGTCATGGCAGAGCTGGCTGATCAGTATCTTCTCGATGAGTCGGAAAAGCGCGCGGGGAGTATCAGTGCGGTGAAGTCGTTCGAGGCGTTTCGCGCATGGGCGATTATGGAAGCTGGGTTTTATGACGTTCATCAGATGCCAGACGGCAGTTTGATGCGCGTACCTCGTTCAATCTCGTTTGCAGCGATGGACGATCTTGAGTTCGGTCAACTGTATTCAGCCGTTTTAGATGTGCTGTGGAATTATATTTTGTTCCGCACATTTGCCTCTCAGGAGGCCGCTGAAAATGCCGCCGCGCAGCTGCTGGATTACACATCATGAAAAAAATCGACCTGAGAAAAGCTGCACGCAGTCGCGCTTGTACTGTGCGTATCCCCGGTGTGTGCAATCACAATCCTGAAACCAGCGTACTGGCTCATTATCGTCTCGCCGGAACGTGCGGCACAGCCATCAAACCTCACGATATGCAGGGCGCTATCGCCTGCAGTGCGTGTCACGATGCCATCGACGGACGTACAAAAACGGATTACGAGTACGACTCATTGTTGTTGATGCACGCTGAGGGAGTTTTCAGAACACTGGCTATCTGGCGCGATGAGGAGTTTATCTGATGAGTAACGAGTATTTATTGGAATATACCCGCATAAAACTGCGCGCTGCATTGCGGGATTTGTCTGGTGGTTCTAAGGGGCAGCTGGAAGCATTGTGTGAGCACCCACCGGCAGACAAAAACGCATACCCACGCAAACATATTCACCGTGTGCAACTGGAGGACCGGACCGTTGATGCTCTGGTTACGCCAGTTTACGCTCTGGAAAGTTTCAGCAGACGTCGCCCCGCGCCGCCGATGAATGATTTTGAATTTGCTGATTCATCCTGGCGGCGTTCTGTGAACTCGCTGGATGCAAGTCAGCAAGCGTGGTTGCGTTATTGCTACGGTGGTAACCTGGCGTTCAAACACCAAACAGCTATTTGTGAGGCTGTCTGGAGTCGCTATAAAGGACACATCCCCGCGTCAACTCAGAGAAAAGTAGTTAAGCGCCTGCTTTCGTTGGTGTGGTTGTCCGTGCAGGCGGTTGCAGCAGCAAATAAACGCGAGGATTTTAAGGAGATGGCCGGATCTGCGCTAGCTGTAATGCTTTCTGTTTCTCGTTCCACCTGGTGCGAAACATACTCCCCGCACTGGGCAGGAATGAAAGAGGCGGTGAGAGCACTTGATGAAATGGCACTTCTTGCAACTTTGCATCATTATCAGAACCATTTAGACGACGTTTGCGTATAATACTTGCAAAACCGAACAAAATAGGCCATATTTAACGCTAATTTGGTATGTTGCCAAATCCCTAAGAACCTCGCCACGGCGGGGTTTTGTCGTTTCTGAATCAGGAAAAATCATGTCTGAACCTCTAACCGCTGGCGTTGCTGCTGGCTCGGCGGGGGTGACGTTTGCTGCGTTATTTCCTGAGGCAACACCTGCAGTGATGATCTGTGCGCTGGCAGGCGCAGCTCTCTATGTGTTGTCGTCCGGGCAGCATCGATTCTGGAAGCAGGTTATTTTCGCACTCATTTCGTTTGTTGGTGGTGTGTATTGCGCTGAAACAGCATCAGCCATCATTACCGGTATTCTGAATGCGGCGCTGAGTCACCTGAACCCACCCATAACAGTAAAAGTATCTCCCGCCATTGGTGCACTGGTTGCATCAGTAATCAGCGTTACATCACTGTTGCGGATCATGTCACAAGCTCGTTTATGGAAATCAGATAAGGGGATGAAATAATGACCCTGCACTCTGTCCTCATCAATGCCAATGCAATTATCTGTCTGATGTTGGCACTACGGTTGATGTTTTTTCAAAAAACAGGCCGCTATCGTTTTTTTATCTCACTAACTGCTTACCTGGCGATTCTGTCTGCTGCTTGGATAGCCCTACGAATTTTATACGGAAAATATACGCAGGTTGATCCCGCAGAGTTCTTTCTCAATCTCACCATCTGTATTGCTGTCTGGCGGGCACGAGGGAATATTTCAAAAATAACAGGAGACAGGTAATGACCGATCCTAAATGGCTAATTGAGGCACGAAAAAATCTCGGCATTCGGGAAATGAAAGGGAAGCAACATGCTGCAGAAATTGTGCAGTACTGGAAAGATATCAAACGCGGCGGCATTAAGGATGATGAAACCCCGTGGTGCGCTGCTTTCACCGGGGCAATGCTGGAACGTGCGGGTATTCGCTCAACGCGTTTTGAGTCTGCGAATTCTTATCTCGATTGGGGTAATGAACTGAAGGAACCCGCCTATGGATGCATTGCTATTCTGTCCCGGTCTGGCGGTGGCCACGTTGGCTTTGTTGTCGGGAAAAATGCCGCCGGGGATTTAATGATTTTGGGGGGTAACCAGGCAGATGAAGTAAATATCAAAGCTTTTCCGAGCTCACGCGTTACCGGCTATCGCTGGCCAGCAGGTCAAACGGATGTTCCACAATCACTTCCATTCGTGAATGCTGAGAAATCTATCTCAGAAGCGTAGGTAAAACGTGAAAAAACTTCTCTTAGCTGTCGCGTTCTTCACGCTGGCAGGATGTACACATTCGACATACACCGAAGCGACTCGCGCTGACGGCAGCAGCATTAAACACGTGATGATCGCGCCGGGTACGAAGATTACTACTGCGAACGGTGGTTGTATTGATTCAACCGGTGTCGTAACGGCTTGCCAGGCAAAGTGATTGTAACTTGCTGTTTTCGGTATTAAGTACCTTGAATTAGGTTTACGAGTTGGCATTATAGAAAAACTATATGGTTCACTAATGTGACATAATGAAATATTATGCCTAAGTTAAAACTTGTTAAGACATTGCTATTGCCAGGTAATAATAAGTATGAGATTTATGCAAGAAATGAATATAGCAACGTAGAAAAAATTATTCACTATAAACTGCGCTCTTGTAAGAACGAGCAAGGCCAGGATGGAATGTCTGAGGCGCAATGGGTTATTTATGATCCATTGTTTCCATTACCAGATGACCGCAATTATGCAAGTGTATCAAATATAGACGACTATCTGGTCGATTGCTAAGTGAAATCAAACCGCCTATGGGCGGTTTTTATTGCCATCACCATGGGAAGACATATAGTAATGGCATTTATCATTATTCTTTGACGATAATGCTCGACTCTGCTGCTTCGCTATCTTTCTTGGCAGAAAGCTCAGCTTTCAACTTCGAAAGGAGAGATGCTTCCATTGCATTAAGTATTGATTCGGTTTCAGAGTTAAATCCAGTGAATTTGATAATGCGTTTCGTAACTTTTCCTTTTTCAGCGCTTGCTGCCAGACCGACATCGGTAGCGCTAACTTTCGCGCCTACGTCGCCCTTCAGCGAGTTGCCGTAATATTCTTCTATTTCGACAGTTTCAGAGATTAAAGTGCGTCTGGCGATGGCAAGTTCTTGCTCGATTTTTGAATAGGAATGTAGAGCCTCAGCTGTAATCTCTTCGCTCTCTACTGGGAATGTAGGATTTCTGGTATCGCGAACACTAATATCTCTAACGTCAAAACCAATGATATTCGAGGTAGCAGTTGTTGCTGCGAGTTTGAGTATTGTCAAAACCAGTTCATTCATTTTTAGCCTCCAGAGAATTGATTTAAGAATAACAAGTTAATGAAAAATTCCAAATGGCAAACCGGGACTGGGCTTGAGCTTCAGAAGCGGTTCCTGTCCGAGTACGTCAAATCATGTGTATCACCGAAAGAATGGTGTGACGCGCAGGGACTGAGCTTCGCAACAGCTCGCCGACGTATAAAAAACAACTGCGCAATGTGCCAAAGAGCTGGTGGCTGATGAAAGAGACGCTTTACTTAAACGAGAGGCCGCCTTTTAGTTTTAAGGCGGCACACATTCAACAGGTTAAGGTAACCGATTTGACCATTTAGTTGCGCGCCAGTTGTTCTGAACCATAATCTCCTGAAGTATCTCATCTGAAGGCTCTGCTTCGCCGCTTAACCATTCTCGTAAAGTTGAACAATTTAGATAAGAGGAGTTCGCACGATAAAAAGATACGATGGCGTCCTCTGATAACTTCTCAGGAAACTTTTTTGGGTCAGCTTCTTTTAATATTACGCTCATTAAGGCTTCAGTTTTTTCTCTGTTCATTTTTTGTGTGCTCATGGCTGTTTTTTTCTGTAAGGATATCAATAAGTTCAAGATATATACATATATCGAAAACTTGTTCGGTAGCCTATCGATACAGCGCAAAAGGATGGCTCGCTGCCAAAGTGAAAGTTTATGCTGATAATCAGATACACAAAGCTGAGGTATGCAAATAAGTACGTCGCGAGGCTACAGTCGAGTTTGATGAACCTGATGCGAGCCCCCGATTCCTGTCCTGAAAGGGAGATAGCCCCCTGGTCGCGGGTCCTTTCCGAAATCCAAAACACCGAGGGTCGGTAGACGCGCAAAAACTCACTCATTTTTAGTATTTTTTCATTTTGGGTATTTCCGGTTCCGGTGAGGATTTTTAATGGCAAGTCAGGCTGAGGTCGCAGCACATTTACTGCTATCTGATCGTCGTCTGCGCGATCTTGCAAAACTTCCGGGAGCTCCAGTCCCACAGGGACGTGGCGATTGGGACCTTGATGCCTGGCGCCATTTTTATATTCATTATCTCCGGAGTAATAGACGCGACACAATTGGTACTGACGAACCGGAAGTGGGGGACAATTCTCCCGAAAAAAATCGCGAGCAGTGGCTGAAAAATGAGGAACGACAGGAGCGAATCCTGATGGCACGAGTAAAACGTCGCATTCTTGCTAAACGCTACGCGCCAATTGAATTAATCAGCGTAGCTGTATCTCGCGTCGCCGTTGAATTACGTACCCGCGTCGAGTCGTGGCCACCACGATTGAAAAAGGTGTGGCCTGAAATGCCGCAGGAGGCGAGCAGTGTATTACGAGAGGAGCTGGCGATAGCCCTGAATGAACTGGCAGACATACGAGTCGACTTCAGCGATTACGATGTCAGCGATATCGAACGCGATCTCGACAGGGTTGAATCCCTTGCGCGTGACGATACCGATGACGGGGGTTGAGTGGGCTGATAAATATTTTTACCTCCCCGAAGGCTCCAGCCATATTGCGGGTCACTGGACGACTCAGCCGGTCCAGATTGTGATGTTGAATATGATGACAAACGACGCGATAAAAATAGTGTCTGTTCGCAAATCAGCTCGTCTCGGTTATACAAAAATACTCGTCGCGGCGCTGCTCTATTTCGCTGAGCACAAAAAACGTAGTGCCGTGGTCTATCAGCCTATCGATGACGAATCGGATGGATTTGTCGCCGACGAGGTTGACCCCGCTATCGCCGAAATGCCGGTGATTCAGAAAATTTTCCCCGACTGGGATAAAAGCAACGAGCGTAACAATCTCCAGCGTAAAGAGATGAACGGGGCGATTATCGATTTTCGTGGCGCGAGTACACCAGGAAATTTCCGGCGACTGACGAAACAGGTTGTCGAGGGTGACGAAGTCGACGGCTGGCCGCTGGAGGTTGCAAAAAAAGGCAAGGGCGAGGGCTCGCCCATCGAGCTGGCGCTCGTTCGAATTAAAGGTGCAGCGTACCCAAAAGCAATTTTCGGTTCGACGCCGACCGTTACCGGCAAAAGCCATATAGAAATGTTGGAAGACGCTGCTGATCTGACATTTCGTTTTTACCTGAAGTGTCCGCATTGTAGCGAGGAGCAGACCCTGGTATTTGGTCTCGACGGTATCGAATACGGCCTCAAATGGGATAACAGCTTACAGACCAATGAGGCGAAATCGTCGTCCGCGTATTACCAGTGCTGCCACTGCCCGGAGCATTTTTACTATCGCGACCTCGAAAAAATGGAGCTCGGAGGGCGCTGGATAGCCGAGGACTGCACCTGGACCCGGGACGGCATTCATTTTTTTGATCATGACGGAGGCGTCGTTCGCGCACCGAAACACGCTGCGATCGTGATAAACGCCCTGTATTCACTGAATCTCGACGGCTGGGGCGAGATTGTCAGCGAGTGGCTGAAAGCGAAAGGCGACCCGCTCAAGGAGAAGACGTTTCATAACACGACGCTCGGCGAACTCTGGAGCGACGTAGCCAGCGAGCAGCTGGAGCACGATATTCTCGTTAATCGCCGGGAAAAATACGCCAGCCAGGTTCCTGACGGTGTTGTCTATCTGACCGGTGGCATCGACTCTCAGACGTCCGGGCGCTACGAGTGTTACGTATGGGGCTGGGGAGCCGAGGAAGAGTGCTGGTTGATTGATAAAACCATCGTTCTCGGTCGCTACGACGAGGAGGACACGCTGCAGCGCGTCGACGGTGTGATTCGCAAACAATACCGACGCAGCGACGGAACCACAATCGGCGTCAGTCGCTGGGCGTGGGATACCGGTGGTATAGATGCGCAGGTCGTTTATAACCGCTCGCTGAAACTCGGTCCGCTGTGGGTTATTCCAATTAAAGGTGCGAGCTCATACGGTCAGCCAGTCGTAAATATGCCGCGTACACGTAACGCGAATAAAGTCTATTTGTCGTTAATCGGTACTGATACGGCAAAAGATTTGCTCGCAATGCGCCTGCCGCTGGAACCCGATTCTAAATCGGCGACACCAGGTGCGATTCATTTTCCCAACGACGACGAAATATTCGGCACGACAGAGGCAAAACAGCTCGTCTCTGAAGTTTTGATTCCGAAACTGATTAACGGTCGCGTCGTTTATCGCTGGGACAACCAGGGCCGGCGAAATGAAGCGCTCGACTGCTGGGTATACGCGCTGGCGGCGCTACGTATCAGTAAAATTCGTTTCCAGCTCAATCTCGAGACGCTCGCTGAGCAACGGAAAAAATCACAAAACAAACTGTCTCTCGAGGAGATGGCCAGAATGCTCGGAGGGAGCTCATGACGTCGCGCGAGGTTTTAACAGAACGGCTACTGGAAGCTGAAATTGCCCTGCACAAATTATTAACGGGTAGATCGACTGTATCGCTGTCTCACGGCGATTCAGCGGGAAATAACCGGAGCTATCAGTACTCCCAGGCTAGTATTGAACAGCTCCGAACGTACATTATCGAGCTGAAATCACAGCTCGGTCTGAGTACGGGACGCCGCCGTCCCGTGGGAGTTCGATTATGACTGCTCAGCAGCTGCTCGGGCCTGACGGTAAAACGCCACTACGCCGTTACGCGGGGTATAACGGCGGCGGTCCCGGCTTCGGTGGCCAGTTGATTGACTGGAATGCACCACAGCAAAGCGCCGATGCGGCACTGCTGCCTAATTTTTATCGCGGTAACGCGCGAGCAGACGATCTCGTTCGTAATAACGGCGTCGCGTCGAACGCCGTGCAGCTGCATCAGGATCATATCGTCGGCAATCTGTTTAAGTTGAGTTATCGCCCTAACTGGCGTTACATCGGGATATCTCGCGAGGACGCCAGGGCGCTGGCGCGTGACGTTGAGGTCGCGTGGACTGAATACGCCGAGGACCCTCACTGCACGATTGATATCGAGCGGAAACGGACGTTCACAATGATGATCCGCGAAGGCGTGGCCACTCACGCGTTCAACGGTGAAACCTGCGTACAACCGGTGTGGGAGAGCAGCGCCGGCAGCGTTTTTCGGACGCGATTCAAAATGGTCTCACCGAAACGAATTAGAAACCCCGGTTACACAGCTGACACTCAATTTCGCCGTGCCGGTGTTGATATTGATAAAAACGGGGCCGCGGTTGGGTACTGGATAGCCGAGGACACCTACCCCCTCGGTGGAGTTGGTAAATGCCGGCGCATCCCGGCGCAGCTCAGCAGCGGCAGACACGCATTCATTCACATATTCGAGCCGCTCGAGGACGGACAAACCCGCGGAGATAACATTTTTTACAGCGTAATGGAGCGGCTGAAAATGCTCGATACGTTGCAGCAAACACAACTGCAGAGCGCCATCGTGAAGGCGATGTACGCCGCGACAATCGAATCAGAGCTCGATAGCCAGCAGGCGTTTGAATATATCGCCGGCGCGGGTACTGATATCGACTCGAACCCGCTGAATTCGTTTATTCAGAGTTACGTGACGTACTACAACGGCGCAAATATCAAGCTCGGTGGTGTGAAAGTTCCCCACCTGCATCCCGGCGACAAACTCAGTTTACAGACCGCTCAGAATGCTGATGCTGGTTTTAGTTCACTGGAAAAATCACTCCTGCGTTACGTTGCCGCTGGCGTCGGCGCGTCATATGAGGAACTGAGTCGGGACTACAGCCAGGTCAGTTACTCCAGCGCGCGGGCCAGCGCAAACGTGAGCTGGCGTTTTTTCATGGGCCGTCGACGTTTTATCGCCGCACGACAGGCGTCACTGATGTTCTGCTGCTGGTTTGAGGAAGCTCTGGCGCGCGGAGTTATCACCCTGCCACGCTCAGCGGTCCGGTCGTTTTATGAGGCGCGGAACTCCTGGACGAACGCGCTCTGGATCGGCGCTGGTCGCATGGCGATTGATGGGCTGAAAGAGGTTCAGGAGAGCGCCATGCGCATCACAACTGGCCTCAGCACGTATCAGAACGAACTGGCGCTGCAGGGACAGGATTACGAGGAGGTTATGGAGCAACAGGAATACGAAATTCAGCGCCGGCGTGAAATGGGGCTGAGCGAACCGTCATGGTCTGTATCTCACCCCTCAAATACCAACGATAACGGCTGGGGAGGTAACTGATGCCGTGGAACAATTTTCCGCACCTCGCCGCCAGGGCGTTCAATCAACCGCTTTTGCTGGAGCCCGCCTACGCGCGGGTATTTTTTTCTGCGCTGAGCGACCGGTTCGGAACCGGGCGACTGATTGATACAGCGTCCGGAGAGGTAATGAACAGCGACGAAATGAACGCGCTCACGATGGGGTGGGACAGCAGCGAGCGAACACGCCAGAAATCGTATCGCGTGGAGCGTGGTATAGCCGTTCTGCCGGTTACCGGGACGCTGGTTCATAAATTGGGTTATATCAATCCGGTCAGCGGTATGAGTGGTTACGACGGAATCGCAAAACGCCTGCAGCAGGCGATTTCTGATCCCGATGTTAAGGGGATCCTGCTGGATATTGATTCCCCTGGCGGTGAGGTCGCCGGCGCGTTTGATACCGCTGATTTAATCGCCCGGGCGCGAGAGCAAAAACCGGTGTGGGCGCTGGCCAGCGATACGGCCTGCAGCGCTGCCTATTTGCTGGCGTCAGCGTGTTCGCGCCGGCTGATAACGCAGACTGGCACGGTCGGTTCAATCGGTGTCCTGATGGCTCACCGCTGCGTCGAAAAGGCGCTGGAGATTGCCGGCGTTGACGTGACGCTGATTTACGCCGGCGCGCACAAAGTTGACGGAAATCCCTACTCACAGCTGCCCGACGACGTTCGCGACGAATTCCAGTTGAGTATCAACAGCACGCGCGAGCAGTTCGCGCAAAAAGTCTCGGATTATACCGGGCTGAAAAAATCCAGGGTATTGGCCACGGAGGCCGCAGTATTTATCGGCGCGGACGCGATTAAATCGGGTCTCGCTGATCAACTCGTTAATTACGCGGACGCTATTGCAGTGATGGCCGACGCACTGAAACCAAAAATGGAGCGATTTATGCCAGGTACAGAAACCACGGCGGAGACCACGACCACAGAACAAACCGCGACCACGACTACGGACGCGCCGGTTGAGTTCAACACGGAGCAGATTCGCGCGGACGCCGCATCGAGCGAACTGGCACGCGTGATGGCCATCATCAATTGTCCCGAAGCGGTCGGGCGCGAGGCGCAGGCAAAAGCGCTCGCCGGCGTCCCCGGGATGACGATCGAGCAGGCGCAGGTGGTCCTCGCGGCAGCACCGCAAACGGCGCAGGCGCGGACAGAAACGGCGCTCGATACACTCATGAGCACTGAATCACCGGCGACTATTCAGGATGCCGGCAGCACCACGGCAACAGGAACAGCCGCAAACGTCTCGATGCTGGTTGCTGCAGGGCGTTCAATTTTAGGGGATGAATAATGACCACAGAAACGTATAGCCCGGATGATTTTATTCTGGGCCCCGATCTTGTTGTTACGACCGTCGGTCATTTTCAGGGCGGGATCAACGTACCCCGGCTGACACCGATTATGCTCGACGCTACTGTCGGGACGTTTAAGGTTTGGGACGGCTCAGTCGGTAAAGCTATTGGCCTCACTGCCACCGCAGTTAATACTGGCTCCAGTTCTGCAGACTGCTCGTACTATAAATCAGGCTCGTTCCGTTACACGGCGATTAACTGGGGTACGGTTACCGACGTAGCTAAACGCAAATCAGCATTTGCGGGTACGCCGATCAGCGTCGGCTGATAGCAAAAAACTCAAAACAAGCCGCCTCCGGGCGGTTTTTTTATAACAGGATATATAAATGAGCGATTCGTTTACTACGTCAGAACTGATTACCGCAACGCAGCAGGTATTTAAGTTCAATCCGTTGTTTTTAAGATTGTTTTTCCGTGAAACTTACACGTTTACGAGCGAAGAAGTTTTTCTGGATAAAATCCCGGGTAAGGTCAATATGGCGGTGTATTGCGCGCCGATGATCACCGGCAAAGTAGATCGCACCCGCGGCTATTCAACTAACCATTTCAAGCCGGGTTACACGAAGCCGAAGCACACGATCAATCCGAATATGAGCATCAAGCGCGCAGCCGGTGAGCAGATTGGCCAGCCGGAAACGCCGGTCGAACGTCGTGCAAAAATCATCATGCAGAACTTGCTCGATGAGGAACTGAGCATCAGCCAACTCGAGGAATATCAGGCGGTACAGGCTGTTCTGTACGGTAAATACACTGTCTCCGGCAGCAATATCGAGACCTATGAGATAGACATGAGCCGCAGCGCGACGAATAACGTCACTCAGTCTGGTTCGACGGCCTGGTCTACGCAGGACGCGGAAACATATGACCCGAGCGACGATATCGAATCCTATGCGGACCTCGCCTCCGGTGCGGTTAACGTCATCATCATGGACGGTAAAGCCTGGAAGCAGTTGAAGCGTTTTAAAAAATTCTGGACGGCACTGGATACGCGACGCGGCTCAAACAGCCAGCTCGAAGTCGCGCTGAAAAATCTGGGCGACGTTGTCAGCTTTAAGGGTTATTACGGCGATACGGCGCTGTTTGTCTACAAGGGGCAATACATCGACCCGGTAACAGGCGCTGAAACGCGTTATATGCCGGATAACACGATGATTCTGGGCAACACAAAGAACCGCGGACTCCGCACCTATGGCGCAATTCAGGACGAGGACGCGCTGAAAGAGGGTATCTGCGAGGCCACGCGTTATCCAAAAGTCTGGACCACGACCGGCGATCCGGCAGTGACGCAGACAATGACTCAATCCGCGCCAGCGATGGTCCTCACCGACGCCGACGCGTTTGTCGTCGTAAAAATCGCGTAAGAGCCGAAAGGCTCTTTTTTTAGGGAATTAGCATGAGCACAAAAACAGAATTGCTGGCGCGCATTGACGATCTGAGCGCCCAGCTCGGTCGCGAATTACCGCGCAGCGGGACTATTGCTGAGCTGGAATCAATCGCCGCCGGCGCTGAGTCAGAACTCGATATTCTGAACGAGCAATCCGGTGATGCGAGTGATGCCAACATTAATGCGAACGCATCAGATGAAACTGATGATGACAGCGCAGAACAACCGTCAATCGCGAGCACGACGTCACAACCAGAACTGTCTCCCGCTACGCGCCGCGTTAAGCTGCGTAACACGCTGGATGTATATCACTACGTGAACGGGCGTCGCGTTCGCGAGATTGTTGCCGCTGGCCGTGAAATTGTTGTTGATTCACCAGAGGTTGCAGACCTCATCGCAGCTGATCACGTTTACGCTCTATGAGCTACTACGATGACCTCCGGGCCGGCGATGAGGAGATGATTCTGGAGTGGGGACGGCCCGTTAAATTACGCGGTAAAACCGACCCCATTATCGCTATTTTCAACGAGCCTTACGCGCGCGTTGACGTTCCTCACGCTGGTTTTATTACCGGTACAGTAACGAGTCTGACAGCGCTCTCAGACGACGTCGCCGGCATTGTTGCACGTGACGTCGTCCGGGTTTCAAAGCAGCGCAGCATCGAACCTGACGGCTCTGTTACCTGGTCTGGCTGGACCGATTACGTGGTTAAAGAGTCTCAGCCAGACGGTGTCGGGCTCACGAATATTTTTTTAGAGCCTCATACGTCCAGCGAAAACAGCGAGTATTCAAAATACTAAGTGGGACCGCGGTCCTACTAAGGGGGAACCGTGGCCGATTTACGTAGTAACGCGCAGATGTTCGATATCGATGTTTCGGCGCTGGAGCAGCTCAGAGTCGAAATCAGCGCGACGCAACATCAGATGTTGATGGCATACAACCGGGCGCTGAACCGAACTGCAAAACATATGCACCGAATTTCAGCAGGAATAATTTTGACTGCACTGGCAGCTAAAAATCATAAGGCCGTAGATAAACGAATCAAGCCGTTCATTAAGCGCCGTAATTTTACAAAAGAAGGGGCAGGAGATCTGAGCAGCGTAAAGCTATGGTACGGCCTGAACGATTTTCGGGTATCTGAGCTAAAGGGGCGATTACAAAATCCCGGGAAGCAAAAGCAGCCTCGCAATCCAGAGACCGGTCAATTTTTGAAAACAAAAAAAGGCGCTCGCGGCGCAACGTTTACACCCAGAAGCGCAGGGCTGGCGATGATGAGTTGGCCCGATTCATTCGTAGCGAAACGCTACGGTGCGAAAAGTGTCTGGATTCGACTGGCTCGCGGAGGAATCGAAGAGGCTCGCGTACCGGTGCACGAAGCGCTGGAGGATGCTATCGATGATTATATTTTTGAAAACATTGGCACCGTGTTCATGGGTTTTTTTGAACAGGACTTGCGCGGTCGCGTGAAAGGTAATGTCCACGTAGACTCAAAAACAGGTAAACGATTATGAGCGGACTGGATGCATTTGATGAATACCTCGATCGCGTTAAAGGCGCGGTTTTACAAATACCGTTCATCAAAACATTCGGTATTTATCCAGAAATTCCGGCTGGATTTGAAACGCCAGCTCTGTTCCTGGAAATCAGCAACTGGTCACAGAGTGACGAAGCGGTTGCAAGCTCAATTCAGTCAGTCGAGCTGTCGTGTAATTTGTATTTGTTGCGAGAGTTTGCAGCTGATCAGTACGGACTGAAATCGCAAAATGCAGCGCTCTATATGACGAGCTGGATTAATGGGCGAATGTTCGGTCCCGGAACTAAACCGGCAAAATTCAGCGACGCGGAACCGTGTGACTGGATTAAAAACGGGCAGTCAGTCGGTTCGCATTCAGTTCAGTGCGTGTCGTTCACGCAAGTTATCGGCGTTGGTCCCGATATTTTCGATTATCCCTCACAGGGAACCCTGAAAAATATATACGTCGGAATAGCGCCAGATATCGGCGCAGAACACGAGAGCGACTACTATGGCCCAATCGGACGATGAATACGCCTCCGCGGAGAACGCTCGCCGGCTGCGTGACTCAGTTAAACGCGGCACCATAGCTGCAGTTCAGATGAATCCTCCAAGATGTCGCGTGTCGTTTGGTGGAGAACACCAATCGGGCTGGCTACAATGGTTCACGCACGCGACATCGGAGCGCGTGGACTGGAGCGCCCCATCTGTTGGCGACCCAGTCACTGTTGTTTCTGAGGGGGGAGATACGCGAAATGGCGTCGTCATGCTCGGATTACATATTGACAACAAAGCACCGCCCAGTACTGACCCTCACGACCACGTCACCGCATATTGTGACGGCGCAACGCTAACCTATAACACAGAAAACCACACTCTCATCTGGCAAGGAGTACCAGAAGGAATTGTAAAAATTCTCGGCGAATCCAAAATAGAAATTTTGGGTCGCGCAGACGTTACGGTCACAAGTGAAAACGTTGTCAATATTCACGGCGGAAAATTAATTAACGCAGACGCTGACGTTATTAACGTGACAGCGACAGATACAATTAACGCGCACGCTGATTTAGTGAACGTAATAGCAACAAGTTCAGTAAATGTTACCGCCGCGAATAGTATATCGCTGACGGCAGAAACAATAAGAGCATTAGCGCCCGGCGGGATAACGCTAGCAGGTCCAACGCATATAACAGAAACGCTGGTTGTTGATAAACTGGCGACATTCCGCAACGATATTTCTGTCACTGGAGATAACGGTGGAACAGGTAATATCACAACTCGCGGTAGTGTGTTAGCAGGGCAAGAGGTGCAGGACCGACAAGGCACAATAACTGAGGTCCGCACAACGTACAACGGACACACTCACACATGTCCTGATGGGGAAACACAACAACCGAACCAACCAATGGCGTAAATATGCTTGGAATGGACCGTAACACCGGTAAGCCTTTATCGGGGACTGATCACATTCGTCAGTCTATCGTTGATATTTTAACGACCCCGCTGGGGACGCGTGTAATGTTGCCAGAATATGGCAGCAAATTATTTGATCTTGTTGATAATCCCACAGATCCGTCGCTTGCTATGCGAATAATCATGGAAAGCGCTGGCGCAATAGCTCGCTGGGAACCACGCGTCAGAATTGACAGAATAAATGTGTTAGCAGTGGATGTCGGGAAAATAACAATATTAATTATCGCAACAGATATCGAAACACAACAGCGATTAGAGTTTAATAATATGGAGCTGATATTTTGATAACATCAACAGTTCAGAATTCGATAGTGAAAACTATTGATATGAGTCTGCTGCCGCCGCCCGCGTTTGTTAAAACTCCGCTATTTTCAGATGTTAAATCTAATCTACTGTCAGAGCTGCAGATATTATATCCACAATTTAACGCACTCCTGGAGTCAGACCCGGCCGTTAAACTGCTGGAAATAGTTGCATACAGAGAAATTATCATTACAGCGCGGGTAAATCAGGGGATGCTCGCGGTATTACTCGCGTTTGCAAAAGAGGGGGACCTCGACCAGATTGGCGCTAATTTTGACTGCCTGCGGCTGTTGATAACGCCAGCTAATCGTGATGCGATTCCCCCGACTGAGGCGGTTTACGAGAGTGACGATGAGTATCGTCATCGCATACAGCTATCGTGGTACGCGCGGAATACTGCTGGCAGTACAAACGCGTATAACTATTTCGCGCTATCGAGTGATCCCGACGTTCTGTCAGCTCAGGCATACGGACCGCCGGTGACACAACCAGGGTACGTCGATATGTACGTTTTGTCCCGAACAGGCGACGGTGCACCTCCGCAATCACTACTGAATACAGTGAATGCGGCCCTGTCTCCTGACGATACTCGACCGCTGACTGATTTCGTGACTGTAAAACCCGCGTCGAACCTGAATTACCGGGTTGAGGCCGTTATCGTAGCTGGGCTTGGACCCGACCAGAACGTTTTGCTTAACGGTGCTCAGAGCGATTTAGCTATATACGTGGCTACGCAGCATAAAATCGGAGCAACAGCAGCTCTGTCAGGAATTTACGACGCGATACACCGTGACGGCACTGAGCGTGTGATTCTGATATCGCCAACAGAGGACGTGATTGCTGGCGTTGGACAGGCTCCGCACTGCACAGGAATCAAACTCAGCGTGCAAATGGGGTAGCCATGACAAGTCAAAGCGTACTGCCTCCGAACGCAATAACCCCCGAGAGAGCGCTGGAAGTTGTTTTATCTCACGCCGGCGATCTGCCTGGCGATATTCGAATTATTAAGAATCCCGATTTGTGCCCTGCAAATCTGCTGCCGTGGCTGGCGTGGGAATACGCGGTAACGTACTGGAATCCAGACTGGAGCGAGCAGCAAAAACGCGAAATTATCAAAGCAGCGGCGTGGCAAAACAAACACCGTGGAACGCGTGGTGCCGTCGAACGAGCGTTATTAACGGTAGGGTTTGAGAGCAAAATGCGGGAGTGGTTTGAGGCCACGCCCAGGGATGACCCGTATACGTTCGCAATTAAAATATACTTGCTAAAAAACATGGGATTAGATTTAGAACTATTGAACACGTTTATTGCACAAATATTTGATGCAAAAAACTGTCGTTCCTTATTAAAAGAAATAAATTTCGAAACAAGTGTTGACGGTGAATTCTATATCGCTGGTGCAGCTTACGCAAAAATAGGCGTAAATATCCCAGCAGACGGCGACGGCGGTGTAAAAATTAACGGCGGGCTATATATATCAGGCTCGCCAATTGTGAGTTTGTTAGTGGAGATAGGACCTAATGGCTAAATTAAAATCAAATCTGAAAGCGAGCGCGAGCCAGGTTTATGCGGTACTGACAGACCGGGGGGCGCAACTTGAAGCCGCTGCGCTGGCATCGGGTGTACCCGTGGTGCTGAATAAATTCGTTATTGGCGACGCGAACGGAAACGACGATGTGACGCCAGACCCGGCACGAACAGCATTAATTCACGAGACATATCGTGGGGATATTAAATCCGCAGAAAATAGCGGTAACCAGGTCATTTTTACACTGTACGTACCGCCGGAAACCGGCGGTTATACTATCCGCGAGGTAGGGATATTAACCGATAAAGGCGAATTATATTCAGTTGCGCGTTCGCCGGATATTTTAAAACCGACGAACAGCAACGGCGCACTGATATCAATCACGTATAAATACACTCTCGCGGTGTCCAGCACGTCTACGGTTAATGTCGTTATTGATAACAGTAGTGGAATGAGCCAGGCAGATGCCGATAAGCGTTATTTGCAGATAAACAAAAATTTATCTGAAATTAAAAATAAAGGCGCGGCGGCGCAAAAAGAAGGTCGGGAAAATCTTGATATTGATTTAGACAGTTACTATAAAAAAACAGAAATTGATGATAAATTTTCTGAAATTGATACCGAAATAGGAAATATAAAACCTGTACTTACAGTAAATGGTATTTCTCCTGATGAAAACGGAAACGTAAATACCAGCTCGGGGCTTGCAAAAGTAAATGGTGATGGGGCGTTTAACCTCGTAATGATTTATGAAGGGCAGTTATTAACTATTTTCCCCGCGATGAAATTAGTAACCGGATTCAATTTATCTCCTACACCAGTTGTAACAGGTCCAACTCCTGTTGCGGCAACGGGGGAATTGTGTGGTTCATGGCGCACTCTTGCTCCAACAATGAGGGATTATCCCGTGATGGTGCAGCGAATTCCAGTTGGAGATATATCAAAAATGCGGAATATAAGAGAGCCTTTTTATCCAAAAAAATTAGGGGAGAGCTTATCTAATCACAGCTATATCTGCGTCGTCTGTGATATCGATGGAATTGATGAAGAGGTTATATTCACATCCTGTCTTGCCGATGTTGAAGAATACGGGGTTCAGGTTTTTCAGAACGCAAAAAATGGCATGTACGGCACTGTAACAGAAGGCCGCATTGTTAATTAATAGGATAATAAATGAGCACAACTAATTTTTTGCACGGTCCGCGCACGCTTGAATACGACGACGGCACAAAAGAAATTTCCACCGTCGACGTGTCAGTAATCGGTGTTGTTGGCACAGCGCCCGACGCCAGCATCGCCGCCAGATCGTTTCTATTATGGGGTTCAGAACTCGCAGATAATCTCGTTGAGTTTTCAACAGTGACGCCAGGGGCCGACGGAAACAACTGGATTGTCGAAATTGTTGATTTGGGTATTAACGGGAATGAGTGTTCTCCCGGATATAGCACGTTACCCGACGGGTCTCGAAAATTAACAATGTACACTGACGGAGCAATGGCTCCGTCAAAAATGTACGATCAGAACCAGCAGTATACAGAAGGACTCCAGATTGGAGAATATATTAACGTCACATTCGGTGGTGATCACGCAGGAACGGGGACTGTATTCGCCCTTCCTCCAACAAATTTATCAGGTGGTAAAGATGAGTCTTTCCCATGCAATATTCCGACGGTAATCGCAGGAAGCAAAAAAAAATCTGAGTTGCTCGGGTGGTACGGTACCCTCCCGCCTGCTGTATCTGAAATACTAAATCAGGAAGACGCCATTATTGTTGTGGTTCGCGTTGAAGAAGACAGTGACGAAACAAAAATGAGGAAAAATGTCGTTACCGGAATTAACGCATTATTGACGTCTGCGCAAATAAATCAAGTAACGCCGAGAATTTTAATCGCTCCAGATTATAGCGCCAACGATTATATTGCCGAACAACTTGAAGTCGTGACAAATAAATTACGTGGGGTTGGGTATATAGATTCACCGCGAGGCGCTACACCCACAGACGTTGTTAATCGTCGTCAGAGATATGGCGGCAGGATGGAAATTTTACGTCCTCGCGTTTATTCTACGAGCGACGTTAGTGGGTTATCTCGCCCGTATTCAGCTATCGCTGCTGGTTTACGAGCCAGAATTGATAACGAAAAAGGGTTTTGGTGGAGCAAATCGAATCAGAATATCTACGGAGTTACAGGGCTTGAACAAGTCGACGATTTTATTATTGGTGAGACAAACTGCACAGCGAACCTGTTGAACGCCAGCCAGGTCAGCACAATTATTCGCTATGACGGGTTTAGGCACTGGGGTAACTATCTGTGCAGCCTCAGCCCTCAATGGTCTTTCGAGTGCGTTCGTCGGACAGCTGACGTAATTGAGGATTCAATAGCCCGGGCAATGATGACCGATTTTATTGATCGCCCGATAGACCTGCACCTCGGAACAGACGTTGTAGAGTCGATAAACGCGTATCTGCATAAATTAGAGGAGCAGGGTGCGATTAACGGAGGACGGGCGTGGTTAGATGAAGAGTTAAATACAAAAGAAAGTCTGGCCGCTGGTAATCTTTATATTAATGTTGACTTTGGACCAAAATCCCCGTCACAAACAATTACGCTAATGTACCGCATTAATAATGATTACACAGTTGAAGCTCTGGCCCCTCTTTTTAAAGAAACAGTCTAATAATCTGGAGAATTGATATGGCAGATAGTAACACCTATCGTGCATTTGCGTTGTTCGTCCAGGGAGAACGAGTTTTAAATTGCACTGAATACACTCCCGTCGATATGAAAATAATCGAAGATGATTCTAAGACGGGCGCTATGGATACAGCTATCACTCTGGACGGGGGAATGGAGAAAATGTCAGCCAGTTTTAAAGTCTCTGGCTCCGATTCTGGTGTGATGGGGTATTTTGGATTAATACCAGGTGCTAAAACAAGGTTCGAAATTCGAAGTGCATATACTGACAATTACGGTGTCAATTTTGAACGTATTGATACATATGAGGGGCTTATTACGGCGATTACTGATGACGCGCAGGGGACTGATTCAAAATCAGCAGTTGGGCAATCAGTAACGATTGCGCCGAGCTATTATAAACGAGTTCAAAATGGAAAAGTTATTTACGAGATTCATCCTGCAAAAATGAAACGAGTAATTAATGGTGTTGACGTTCTTGCGGGCGTTGCTCGTATTCTCCATGTATATTAAAAGGCAAATAAAATGGAATCATTATTAGACAGTATGACTATTACGCTCTCTCGCCCGTTTATTATTAAGGGTGAGAGCCGCGATACAATTACTATTCGCGAACCAAAATTACGCGACCGCATTATGTTCAGTAACGATAAAAGTGGTCTTGAAGAGCGGACAGCGACAATGCTGGCGCGCCTGGCAAATCTGGAGCGTGAGGATTTATATGCACTGCCTGCGTGCGATTACGATCAAATGGAGGCCGCGTTTAACGAACTGGTAAAGCCCCCGAAAGACCGACATCAGATATAGTTATTCTGATTCCGTTTATTGCGAAAAAACTTGCCATCCCGCCCGATACGCAAATGGACCTGCCGTACCGGGTTTTTAATTTCTATGTAAACGAGGTCATGAAAATCGATGGCTATTTCTCAAAACTTTAAAACGCAGGTTGTATTCGGTGGGCGAATAGACCCGTCGTTTCGTCGCGGTACAACAGAACTCAATGATGCGATTCGGCAGACGTCGTCTACTGTCGGGAAATTAACGAAAAGTCAGGATAAATTAAAAGACAAAATCGCAGCAATGAAACTGGCAGGTAAAGACGTTTCTGATTTATCTGCTCAGTATCAAAAGCTGGACCGTCGAATAAAAGCGACAACGCAGGACCAGGAGGCGCTGAATACTCAACTTGCTAAAAAACAGCGGCTGGAGAAGTGGACGGGTCGCGCAAAAGGAGCTGCAAAATGGGGCGGACGAGCCGCCGCAGGTGCGGTGAGGGCTACGGGGCGGGGTATCAAATGGGGGACACTTGGCGCGGCAGGGCTCATTGGCGGTGCTGCAGCTGGTGCGCTGGCAATGAATGCAGAGACGTCAGAAAAACTCGGTCTGGCGAAGTCCTACGGCGTTGGCGTCGAAAAATATGCTGCGTGGGAAAATATTGGTAAAGCCGCGGGCCTGAACGGCGAAAATATCGGGGATTTGTCTGAAGAACTTACAAATAAAATCGGCGAAATCGGAAACGAAAAAAGCCTGAATCCCATGTTATTTCAAATTGGCCTGACGAAAAAACGAATGGCTGGCTGGGATCGGGAAAAACAGTTTAATGAGGTTATGCGTCGCATCTCTGAAATGAAAGATGAGAAGCAAGCGGCGAGCCTCGCTGACCAGCTCATGGGGGGCGAGGCTAATAAGATCATGACGTATATGAAGGCGACGGGTAAAAGCTGGGAACAGACAATGTCTGACGCGCAAAAGTCGAATTTGTTAACAAAAGAGGGTGCGGAAGGGGCGGCGCGTGCGCATGTATCAGTGACAAATCTGTGGGGCTCTATTACGTCGGGACTTGCAGATACACTCGGTAAAATCGGGGGGGAACTCGCGCCGACGTTTGACTCAGTACGTGAAACATTTACATCCTGGTTTAAGGATAATCAGGGTGGTTTTGTCAGCACAATTACTGAGTGGGTAAAACCAGAAAGTATGAAAAAAATGTGGGATGGCATCGTCAATTTTGGAGAAGGTTGCGTCAAATTCGGGAAGATTATATGGGCTGTCGTAAAGAAACTGGAGTGGCTTATTCCGGATGAAAAATCAGATGAAGAACAGAAAACTTATAATGACGAATATAATCGGGCATATCAAGAGTTTATGGATTCGGGAGGTAAATATTCACCGAACGCTGGATTGACTGCTGATAATATTGCGAAGGCAAAAGCCGAAGAGGCTGTCGAAAATATGCGGCATCCAGAACGGCAAGAACAGGCAAAATCTCAGGCAGAATCAATGCTCGCGTTTGTTAATCCATTATCCGGGATGGTAAATAAAAATACCGCGCCTGCAGCACTGGATTCGTCGACGTTAAATATTGATACGTTGAAGCAGGCAGTCTCGACACCTGCGCCGGAGCAAAACAATAAAATCGAAATCAATATTGTCGGTGCGACAGATCCGCAGTCAATACAACAATCTGCAGCGTCGGAGGTGCTCGATGGACTGAGACAGGCTGCGAGTTCGTACAATCGTGGCGCGATGTTTGATAAACCAGCTGCGGCGGGGTGACAATGAGTGATGCAATAAACGGTGCTGAGGATATCATGCTCGGCCTGGGTGATTTCATTTTTGCTATATCAACAGTAGCGTACAACAAACTGCAACGTAGTGACGCCTGGCGCTGGGCTCAGCAAACACGATTCGGGAAAAACGACGCGTTGCAGATAACCGGACGACCGAACCCCACAATTACTATCGATGGAAAGATAAACGCTTTATTTCTTGACGGGTGCGGCGTCGGCCTGTTGACAGATTTGCGAGCGCTCGGGAACACGGGAGAACCCCAGCAGCTAGTGCTGGGGACCGGGGAGGTGAAAGGGTACTGGGTGCTGCGAGAACTAACTGAAACGCAAAACAGCTTTTTGATGGGCGGAACACCTAAATCGCAGGACTTTTCACTCACGCTCGAATATTATGGAGCTTCGCTGGATTAATACAAAATCAAGCGCTACCAGAGCACTTAACAAGTATAAAAATAATAAAAAAAACTACGAACATAAATGTAAAACAACCTGATGGTATTTTTTTTGACGCCGAAATACTAATACCTCTCCGACTACTAAAATTAATTCTCATTATGAAATCCTTTTAATTAATGGGGCCCCAAATGATTACATACACTACACGGGACGGTGACCGTCTCGATCAGATCTGCCTTGCGGTCTACGGGAGAGCGTCAAAAACGACAGAGACTGTTTTATATCAGGTTTCGAATTACGGCGTAACGGATATGTGTGCCGTGTTTCGTGCTGGAGAAAAAATTGTTTTACCAGATATCGAACCAGAGCCGGTTAAAAAAGAAACGCAATTATGGGATTGATGAATGAGTGATTACGTAAATACTGGCGTGGAAGCATGGAAGCCCAATTTTTATATATCTGCTGATAATGAAAACATCACGGAAAAAATAAGAAAAGGTTTGATCAATATCACGCTCACAGATTATGGCGGTTCGAGTAAACAGACAGACGAATTACGCGTAGCTATCGTTTCTGAAACACTGAAAATTCCGGCCCGTGGTGTGAAAATCAGTCTTGGGCTCGGTTTCGGTAATCAGATAATTGATAAAGGTATATACATCGTTGATGGTGCGAGCAGTGGCGGGGAACCCCGGGTAGTTGATTTCACAGCAAAAGCGGCTCCGATGAACGCGTCAAAAGGCGCTCCGACAGTTCAGAGCAAAAAGACTCGCTCCTGGAGCGACGTCACTGTCAGCGATATCGTTGCGACAATAGCGAGCGATAACGGGCTTAAACCTCGCGTATCAAAGCGGTTTGCAGACAACATTATCACGCAGCTCGATCAAGTCGGTGAGTCAGATATGCACCTGATGTCGAGACTAGCAACACGATTCGATGCGGTGAGCAAACCCGCAGGAGGGTACTGGATATTCCTGCCGCGCGGCGCGGGCGAATCAGTTAGCGGTGCTCCGCTCCAGCACTACACGCTAACTCGTCGTGATAACTCCAGCTGGGGCTATTCGAGAAATGGACAAAGCGGTGATAGTGGCGGCGGTGGCGAAAATTCGGAGCCGACGTATCTGATCAAATATCATGATACCGCAACGGGGCAAATCAAAGAATTGCGGACAGGCAGTGGCGGCGATCCCGTAATTGAGTGGCCGGCAGTGGAGCCGTCGCTCGATGCAGCGAAAGAAGCCGCTCCGGGACTGCAGGGCGGTGCAGCTAAAAAAGAATTTTCCATGACATACACGACGCCAGCGACGCTTGATTTAGTATCGCTGACTGCAGAATGTAAAGTTACGACACAAGGATTCGGGACCGAGGAGGACCGGGACTGGACTATCAACACACTGAGCCTGACGCTCGCTGAAAACGGTTTTTCGGTTCGGTTGTCTCTGGAGTAA